TTCAAGGCCCGCTGGCCGTCTACCCGAGCCCGACCGCACAGTCGGACCCGATCACGGGCGGCATCTACCTCGGCACGGATTTCATCGAGGGCAACTATGCCGACGTGTCGAATGAAGACGCGCAGCAGTGGAACAACGCCTACGGAACGCAACTTAAGGGCGGCCGATATCGCATCTGCCGGCTGGCGACGAACGCTATCCAGGCCAACCTGCCGCAGATCGCCGGTAAGGGCGGGGTGGTCGGCTGGACAGCGGGGACGTTTGTCCAAGGTGCCATTGTCACGGTTGCCGGCTCCGGCTACGCAAACGGTACCTACAACTGCGTTTCGACCTACAACATCGGAAGTCAGTCGCCTGCCATCGCTCAAGTTGTCGTGTCAGGTGGAGCGATCATCTCCGCAACCATCGTGCAGGGCGGAGGGGCGTTTCTCGTCGCGCCAACCTTCTCGCTTTCCGAACTGACCGGCGGCTCTGGCGGATCGGTTCTGGCGCAGCTCTTCCAGTCGGCCCACTACGTATCGTCCTTCGACTCGACAGCGTTGGCGAATACCACTGGCGTGTCACTCATCCGCGGCATTACCTACGCGGCTCCGACGCAGGCGCAGATCACCGCTGGTTCATGGATCGTGGTTCAGGAATCCGGCGTAGCGCAGGTGAACATCCTCACTGCCGGTTCTGCCACTCCGGGAGCGCAAGTGATCGGAGTCAACAACGCGGCGGGCGGCAAGTGCGTAACTCAGGCGCCAGGATACAGCGCCCTCGAAGTGGGGTTCACGCTGGCTACCACCGCAACGAACACCACCAATGCGACGTTCCCGGTGAAACTGACGATCCCAGAGGTCGACGACTAATATGCAGACTCAATACGTCCCTACGGGGCAGACGGTGCAGTTCGGAGACCTCAAGCCAGCCATCCTTCTCGGAACGGCTGGCCCGACCTCCTACTCCCAAACGACCCGCGACCCCGTGCAGAACCCCGGCACTGGCGACTGGATCGCGTTTCCGATGTCGGCCGAGACCCTGAGCGCGACCTACCGCGTGGAGTTCTATCCCACGGCAGTCGGTCAGATCAGGGCAGGCGGCACAACCAATCCGGGCGCGACCATCGTCTCCGGCTGGACGGCGCGCTGGTTCGTGGTATCCACAGGCAGCGAAGTGGCTGGCGGAGTCAACTTGTCAGCAGAGCAGATTCAGTTTGGAGCGTTGATCACGCAGCTTTAAGAAATTGCGGTAGTGGGCTATGGCCGAGCCGGGCAATACGGCTCGGCTTTTTCATTGGGAGAGTCAATGGCAGTCTCGCTCTACAATCTCGCGAACAAGATTTCCGGGGAAGTTCCGGGGGCAGACCTCGACCTCGTCATGTGGAAGATGGGCGAGGCTCTGGGGAAAATCTACGATGAGGTGGACTGGTCCTTCCAGCGGACGATCACCTATGCGAACTGGCTGAATCCCGGACAGGTGGCGTCGAGCGGCACCTTCAGCGTAACGCCGTACTCGAACACGGTTACCGGGAGCCAGGCGGCGACGCAGCAGATTAATGGCTACATCGCGCTGCCCGGCTCTGCCATTCTAACCACTCTCCAGTACCGAGACCCAGCCTATTCGATCTACAACATCGTCGGAGTTGGCGGAGATGGGACGGTCTCCTACGTCAACCTGCTGACGGCCGGCTCAGGGCAGACCCCAGGAACCTACACCGTGGCGGTGCTGGACAACGGCGGAACCGGAACGGGTGGGTCAGTCCAGGTGGTGGTGAACGCTGGCGGAACCGTGACGGCGACTCCGGTGGTGCTCGCGGCCGGCTCGGGTTACAGCAACCCCTACTTCATCTTTGCCGAGGGTGGCACCCCGGCGACCTTCAAAGCTTTTCAGAATATCGTCCTGACACTCGACCGTCCATGGCTCGAGCCCACTTCCGGCCCGGGGCAGCCGTTCATGATCTACCAGGCGTACCAGGTCGCGCCGGTGAAGGACTTCCACAAGTTCATTGAGATTCGAGACACGACCAACTCCGCCATGATCGATTTCTGGACCATGACCCAAGCGGAACTGGCCATCCGAGACCCGCAGCGGACGGAATTCGCAAATCCCACTTTCTGCGTTGCAGCCGGCGTGGATCAGAGGCCGAACACCTCGACGCCGGGATACCAGATGTTCGAATTGTGGCCTGCGCAACTGGACTACCTCCCATACTCGTTCAGCTTCCGCAGGCGAGGATTCATTCCAGAGACGTATCAGGATTTCCAAACATTCGAATTGCCAGCCCCGCTGACGCAGGAACTTTTGGGATTCAGGACGAAGGAAGTCCTCTACCAATTCAAAGAAGCGCAGAGGGATAAGCAGGAAGCGCGCGGATCAGGAGCGAATTGGCTGATGCTGGCGCAATACGCGACGAAGGAATACGCCAGAATTCTGGACAAGCTCATTGCAATTGACATCAATTTGAATAACGAAGCATTTACCAGACTCCCCGGTCGCGCAATTCCAATTTCAAATGCTCCGTATTCCAACCAGCTTGGCGGATTGAATGTCGGCGGCTATCCCTCGAACGATTAAGGAGAAATCATGTATTCATTGCAGGTAACAATTGCGGCAACCGGGGTGAACCAGCCAATACTTCCTCCCGCGGTCGTGCCGTCACAATCGACGCACCCGTTTCAAGGCCTGATTCCGCAGAATACCGGCGCGAACAATATGCGATTTGGCGACGCAACCATTTCGACCACGAAAGGGCTGCTGCTGTTTCCGACCGGAAGTGTAGGGAACATCTCGAATCAGCTCCAATTCTCCGGCGACCTCAGCGAGTTCTACGTGAACGGCACCGTCGGCGACACGCTGGATTTGATGGTTATCCCCTAATGCCGCCGACGCCCTACAGTTGGCTCCCGCTGGCGACCGCGGTTCAGCAGATCCAGGATCGGCTGAACGATGGGGGAGTCTTTTGGTCCGTCGCCGAAGTCCAGGGCTATCTGCTCGAAGGGCTGCGCCTGCTGAACGCGCTCACGGAAAGCTGGAAGGCGGAGTTCACCTTTACCGCGGCGGGATCGGTGTGGCAGAACCTCGGCCTGATCACAGACTCTCCCAGACTTCGAACCGTGACCGACGCCCAACTCTGCACGCAGATGGAGTACATGCTGCTCGAGCCGGCCGTAGGTATCGGATCTTGGACAGGCACGAACCAGTTCGACGTCGAGAAATTGCAGACCGCGCTGTCGGTGCGCCGCAACGAGGTGATCCAGGTTGCCGGGTGCAACACGGTGAATCTCGCTCCGATCAACACGACTCCGGGTACGCGCAGAACAGCGCTCGCAGATACGGTTCTCGAGATCCGTCGCATCCGCTTCCTGCAAACGTTCAACTCGGGCGTTGTCATTTCCTACATGAAGCGCTCCGATACGCAGGCGTTCCACTACTTCAACTCCGACTACTTGCAGGACGTTGGCACTCCCATTCAATGGAGCGTGGCCAGCGAGCCGCCATTGTCATTCGATGTGGACGTGGCACCGAACACTCCCGGTCAGTATGACGTTCTCGTTCTCCAGTCGGGACCGCAGTTTGGAACGAATCCCTCGCTTCTCGGCATGCCGGATGACTGGAGCTTTATCCCGATGTACGGGGCGCTGGCAGACCTGCTGAGCGAAGAGACAGAATCGACTGATAGGCAGAGAGCAGAGTATTGCGCCAAGCGCTACCAGGACGGCCTGGACATGATGCGCAAGTCCAACTGGTTCGTGCAGGCGCTCATCGGCGGAGCGGTAGCAGATACTCCGTCACTTGAGAAGAAGGACCGCTGGTCGATTGGCTGGCAGGAGAACACCGGTGCTATCCCCGCTGTGGTCACGGATGGGATCGATGCGTTCAACGTCTCTCCCCCAGGCTCCAATTCCGTGCTGCTGACGGTAGTGCAGAACGCCCCGTTCCTGGACCCGACGAATGCGTTCGTGCAGGTTGCCAGAGACGACTGGGATCAGGTCTTGAACTACATCCAGCACATTGCCAGCTTCAAGATGGGCGGCGCGGAGTTCTTCGCCACCCTAGGCCTTCTCGACGAGTTTTTCGAATATTGCCAGCGCAAGAACAAGCGCACAACCACCTACGGCCTGTATGTGGATGTGCTCAACACCGCAGGACAGAAACAAGACAAGGAGCAACCGCGATGAAACTCGATGATTGGAAGCAGAAGTGGGATCAGCAGAAGCGCGAGGGATTGCAGAGAATGAGCGCTCTCAATCGACTCGGCCAAGGGAACTCCGGCGGTGTGAAGCGAAGTCCCGTGCGCCATGAGCCGCCAAAGAAGAAAAAGTGATCCATGCCAGTCGAGACCTATAGATCCAAAGAGGCGTATCGAAAGGACCGTGCCTATACCCATATTCACGGGATCAAGACGCACGCCGATAAGGTCTGCATCAAGGGCAACGGATGCCACAAGGTCAACCGTTCCACGAAAGCAAAGAAGCGCAAGACGGCAGCGAAGCGTTATGGGAAGTGAACGTGATTCCAGCACGAGGAGCAAGGTTATGGCGCAAAAAGAGAAGGGGTATGCAAACAGGCAGAAGGAGATAGACTCGCTCCTCGCTAGCGCAAAGAAGCGCATGTATAGCAAGGACGGGGCAATCGCCTCTGAGGGCATCAAGGATTACAAGGTCTACAAGAGCTGGGACGATTCCGGGAAAAAGAAGGGTGGCAAGGCGGAGAAGAAAGCCGTCTTCGCTCAAAACATGAAAAAGATCGCGCTGAAGCACAAGCGTGAAGGCAAGAAGCGCAGTTCAAAACGTTACGGAAAGTGAGGAAACACATGAGGAAAAAGGGAATCGGCAAGCAGGTACGCAGCGGAAGCGCAGGTCACAAGTCTCCAGGTCACAAGAAGAGCACGAAGAAGGCAGCCGGCAAGAAGTTTTATCGGTAAACCATGAACCTGAGAGGGCTTGATTTAACCCGGCCCGTCAATCGTTTATTGGCGGGATTCGTCGCAGTGTGCGAGAACGTTCGCGCCTATGCGAGAGGTTCGTTTCAGGCCCGCAACTACGCCTCTGCGCCTATATTTTCGGTCAATGGCGGCAACATCAACACCATCCGCCGGCTGAACGACTCGACCCCGCAAGGGCCGCCGGCCGGCTACACCTACGTCATTTCGGACGATGCCGGAAACCTCTACTGCGGATCTTCCGGAACGCTTACTCCGATCGCCACCGGCATGACGCACTTCCCAAAGGCGATGGTGACCTTCCGTCCCAATGCCTCGGTGCAGGGATGGGAGTACGTTGCGGATGCAAGTCCTGACGGCAATGTCACCATCCACACCAAATACGCGATCGACAGCACCCCGACGACCTTCCAGTGCTCAGGGATGGTCAAAGTCAGATCAGACGGCCTGATCTACAAGATCGGCGTGAAGGAGCCGCAGGACGCGCCCACGGTCTCCACGGCTTCGAGCACGACCACCGGCTCCCTGACTGTCGACGGCACGCAGGAGCCCTACACCAACGTCGGCGGAATCAACACGAGCTGGCCATTCGGCGCGACACAGTTGCAATCCGCCATGACCTCGATCCCTGTGCAGCAGGGGCAGACGGTGACCATCACCGCTGTGACGGGGACCGTCGTTGTCGGTGGCACTCCGCACAGCTTCAACGCCTCCGTAACGAACACAGTGAACGTCAACCCTGGCTGGTGGGTCTTCCCATCCACCGGCGCGGCGACTTCCCCGCTGCTGATGTGTGCGTTCACCGACGGTTCTGGAAATATTCAATCTCCCTCTGCCAGTCCGTCCGAAGGCGAAATCTTCGGTATCGGATCGATCGGCCTGGCGCTGACCGTTCCCGAAGGCGCGACGCAGCTCCAGTTCGGCATCAATACACCGGACGCAACGATCGGCACCAATACGGGGTCGTTCGATCTTTCCTACAAGATCACCACCAGCAACATTGCGACGGCTCTCTCCATCCTTGGCCAGTTGACCATCGACTACTTTGGCGACTCACCGGTGAGCGGATCAGTTGGCGAGTACATCTGGAAGAACCCGAACGATCTCGGGTCCGGACCGACGCGCACCGCATCCACCGCGGCAGGGCAGACAACTGGGAACTCGTTCATCTTTGACGCGACGATCACTGCGGGCCAGCCAGTTCTGCCGAGCATTGACATCACCAACAGCTCCGACCCAACCCAGGCGGCAATGCAGTGGAGCCAGCTTGACGAGAACGGAAACATTACCGGAACCATCCCAGTCTTTTCTCCTGCGCTGAAAGGGGTCGACGGCAACACGGCTTATCAGAACTTTAACTTCTGCGTGACTGGCTTCCTCTTCGTGCCGCAGCCGGGAAACTACACACTGGTGCTGACGAACAAGGACAACTGCCTTCTTGGACTTGGCGGAGGAGCGTCCTTCGTCTCCGGTACAGGAAACTGGTACGGAAGCAACGAAAGCAACATTGATCACACGAGAGCTTTGACCCTCGCGGACATCTCGACATTCGGCCAGACAGAGAGCGTGATCAGCGGGCTGCCCCTGATTCCAGTAGCCCCGCTACAGGCTCCCGGGGGGTCGTTTTATAACGAGGGCGGGCAGTGCACGCAGTCGGTGCTGACCATTCATTTCCCAGCTACCGGCGTCGTGCCGATCGAGATCGATTACGACTACTGGTTCCACTCGGGAAGAATTCTCCTCCTTCAGGGATCACCTGTCCCCGGCGGGGCGCCGGCAATCATTCCGCCAATCACCGCCACCGCGACGACTGACCGGTCCTATGTTTACGTTTTCCGCTCCTCGCTGACGGGAGCGGAATCGAACCCCAGCCCTGCCTCTGCTCCAATCACCACTCCGTCAACGGGCAGCGTGGTTGGATCAGACTGGTCTCCGGACCCTCAGATCGACAAAGTCGACTACTACCGCCAGGATTCTGAGCTCGCCAACCTGACGCTCATCGGGACCGGGCCGAACGATCAGGGAGCAGGGACGGGGCAAAACACGCCGATCGAGGACAATCTGCTCTCGTCGGCCGCGGCGAACAACCCAACCGTAGATTTCGACAACTTCGAGCCGTTCCCTTCGATCGACACCCCCAAGTCTGGAATCGTCTCGGTGACCGGAGGAGTGGTCACGCGAGTCAGCGGTGATCCGTTCAACGTTCGCTGGCTGCCGGGAACGGTGATCGAAATCGGATTGCCAGCGCAGAACCCCGCGCCGCCGCAGCTCGCATACACGCTCATCTCAAGACCGACGGACGTAAATACGATCGTGCTACCCGGCGTGCAGGCGGGAGACAATCTGGTCTACAACATCCCAGAGCCGATCTTGGCCGCGCAGCCGCTTCCGTATACCTTTGGGCCGACTGACAACATCAACTTCGAGTTGGCGGTAGGCGATCCGCTCCGGCCGGGAACGTACTACTGGTGCAAGGGTGAGAACCTGGACGCCGCTCCGGACACGAATCAGGCGGACCTGACCGATCCCGGGGAGCCGCTGGTCAACGGCGCGATGACCGGCGGTCTGGCAATGATTGGTTCGATCAGTCGGCAATGGATCATCGAGCCCAACTACTTCAACGCCTTGGCGACAGCAACAGGGACCATAGGCAACACCTTCAGTTCGCAGGCGACGGAGATCCCGCGCGGAATCTACATGCCGCGGTGCGTAGCCGTGGAAGGCGGCGGCAAGACATTCACGCGCGTGCAGGACGGCATTATCGTGTCAGTCGTCGGCGCAGGGTCGAAGTCCATCACCGATGAGACGCTGTATCCGCTCTTCCCGCACGAGGGCTCAACGCCTGGCCCGGTGGTCAGAAACGGGGTAACGATCTACCCGCCAGACGACGCCAACGCGCCGCAGTTGCAGCAGTTCAACATCGAGAGTCAGTGGCTCTATTACGACTACCTGGGGACGGACGCAAAGCTGTATACCCTCGTCTTCGACATTGAAGCGATGGCGTGGATATTCGACAACTACAGCGAATTGGCGGCAGGTGCGCGCACGCACTCGTCCAATGCTGGATTCGGCGTCCAAGGGGTGCTGATTGGTTCCGGATTCACCGCCCGGGAATTCACCTCTGCGGCCGGCGGGTCGGGAACGATGAATCTTGCCACCGGCGCTGTGGGTGGAGTGGGATATCAGCACGCGCGCGGGATCACTGTGGAATATCGGCTTGACGGTGATGCCTCGGTGTACTTTGCGGTGGCGGACGCGGAGAACGGCAGCTACGCACCGCAGACAATAGCGCTTGAATCGACCGGGGGAGTGCTGACGAAGATGTGGTACCCGGTGACGCCGAATAAGTGGAAACTGTTGCAGGTTGGCTTCACTTCCGGCCTGGATGACGGCCTGGTGGTGAATCTGGATGGTCTGGCCCTGACCACGAGGGATTGGGGATCTAGCCAGGCGTACAGGCCGGTGCAGCCGTTTGCGCCATCTGGCGGACTTGGAAGTGAAGGATGAAGTACGGATCGATCACATCCCGGCGCTGCAAGCGGTGTGGAACCGTGTCCGTAGGCCCTCATCCGATCCACACGCAGGCGACGGGCGAGGATCACCTGCGGAAGATTCCGCTGTGCGCTGACTGCACTACGTGGGCCAAGAAGAATCCGGGGAAGGTGGTCAAGTGAGCAGCAACCCACTAACCCCGTCCTTTCGAAAGACCCACGTCATCCCTGCGAATGCGGCGCATTCCAGCGTGCGAGAGGCGATCCGCGCCAACGACAAGTCGATCACCGACCTGAACTCGTCCATTGTTGAGCTGAAGAGCCAAATCACCGCGGCACAGCAGAACGCAGCTTCCGCCACCACGGTCACCGAGAACGTGACGACGGAGGAAATTGCGCCGAGCCAGTGGATCGGATTCGGGACGGTCAACAACCAGACCGGAGCCACATCGTATGCGACGCTGCAGAGCGATGACGGCGCACTGTTAATCCTCTCGGACGCTTCAGCGGTGGCTGTCAGCCTGACCAAATTGACAGTTCCCTTCCTGCTATTTGCGGTCAACTGGGGTGCTGGATTGGTAACGCTCACCCCGGCCAGCGGGACCATATCGTCCATCGGCAACCTCGCCGCGGCGAACCTGACGCTGAAGCAGGGCTACTCCGCGATGATCGTTTTCGACGGGACAAACTGGTGGGCCGAGACGCTGCCAGTGGTTCCAACATCCTTCACAGCGGTGACCCACGAGTTCCTGACTGCCTACAACGCCGCAACCGGAGCATTCACCGCTGCGCAGCCAGCCTACTCGGATATTTCAGGCACGCCAACGCTTCCGGCCACCAAAGCACCCGTGACTGGCGAGTACTTGACGGGCTATGACGCTACAACCGGGGCGTTTTCGGCATCGACTACGGCAGGTATTTCAGTCACAATAACCACGGCGGCCCTCACAGTTACGGGGACGCAGGGATCAATGACGTTCGTTGGCGGCATCTTGACGGCGCAGACGCCCGCAACGTAGGAGGAAACAGTGTTCGGAATCGACATGGGTCCGTCCAGTCAGGAAAACGGACAGTACAACCTCCTCAATTCATCCAGCCAGTTCGCTACCGGGCTGGGGCAGAACAACCTGACCCAGTCGTCCACCTTCTTTTCCAACCTGCTGAGCGACCCGATGAAGGCGCTGGCGCCGGAAGTCTCGGCCAGCCAGAAGCAAGTAGGTGAGGCCAACAAGACCAGAGCGGAATTTGGCACGCGCTCCGGCGGCACAGCGGCGGCTGGCGAGGCTGCGAACTCCACTGCTCGCGGCGACATCATCAACTTGATGGGCAAGACGCAGACTGGCGCGGCCAGCGAGCTTGCCTCGACGGGATCGAGTCTCTTGAGTACCGGAGTGCAGGGAGAAGAGGCTGGATTCGGTGAAGCGAAGACTATTCAGGGCCAAAAGGCTTCGCAGTGGAGCGACCTTATCAGCAGCATCGCATCAACCGCTGGAGGTGTCGTTGGAGGCCTCCCCGGTAATCCCGGTGGGGCTGGGGACGTCCTCAGCAACATGCTGAGCGGAGCGTAATATGGGTGGCTTTGCTGGAATCGTTCGCGGGGCGCTTGCTGGGATTAACGAGCAGGCAGGCAATACCCAAGTTGCCCAGAAACTCGAAGCGCAGAATGATGCCGCGCGTAAAGCGAAGCAGGACGAATTGCGGGCTAAGGTATTTCCGCACGCGGTAGCGATCAAAGGCCTCCAGCAAAAGCTGTCAGCGACGACCGACCCACACGAGCAGGCGGCGATCACGCACGACATCGCAAGGAACCTGGCAGAAGTGCGCCAAATGATCCATCCGGATGAGAATCCACAGGGCAACTTCTTCGAACGCGGCATCACCGACAAACTGCACCTGACCACTCTGAAAAACCGGCAGGACAAGGAAAAAGCGCAGCAGGCCTCCGGTGCGAAGCAGGATGAGTCGCAAGCGCAATCCATCGCTCAGGGATCTGTTCCGTTCGGGCAAACTTCCGGGGCGATGCTCGAAGCGAAAAAGGCTGCGGACGCGAAGGCGCTAGAAACACAGAAAGCAGAAGCCGCGCGAGCCCTCGAAGACGAGAAAAACAAGAACAAGCCGCCGAAGGTTACGAAGGGCTTCAAGGCCATGGAGCAGGGCGGGATGGCGCTGGGCGTGCAGGATGAAGACACCGGGAAGCAGTATCTCCCGCAGCAACTCGGACCCAATGGTGACGCCCCTCCGCAGGCGAAGCAGATATGGTCTACCATTCAGGCGATCCAGGCAGGCAAGCAGGCGCGCCTCGACCAGAAAGATAAAGAGGCCCAGGAGCGCATCAACCAGTCGCAGGAGAGACTGGCCCATACCCTTGCCGGGCAAGCCAATCAGGGCACGTGGAGTGTCGCGGAAGACGGTAACGGAAATCCCGTCCTCTTCAATTCGAAGACCGGGGAGCAGAAAGAGGCTCCTGGCGGGATGCACAAGTCCGGGTACTTCGCCAAGCAGATAGCGCCGCTGGACGCCGCGAACTTGAACATTAAGACCTATCTGGACAACGGCGTGTTTGACGGCCCGGGTGATCTCGCGTTGCAGCACGAGTTCTTCACCGCCACGCAGCCATCTACAGGCTTCCGGATGACAAAGGTGCAGCAGGACATCCTTCAGGGATCGCAAAGCTGGCTGAATAGCTGGCAGGCGAAGTTGCATCACGCTACGACGGGCACGTGGTTCAGCGACGAACAGCGCAAGCAGATCGCGAAGGCCGCGCAGGATGCCATCGACGCGAAAATGAAGACGCTTCAGTCCAGCAGCGCCGGACCGAAGGCGAACGCCCTCGGAGATACCCGCAGCAAGCAGCAGGGTGGGCTATCCGACGACGCCATCGTCAAGGCTCTCAGCGGAGGGCACTGATGCCCGACCTGTCGCCAGATCAGGCAATCCAGGCGCTGAAAGGTCTTCCTGAAGATCGGCAGCGCGCCATCCTCGGGCGCCTCTCTCCCGAAGTAAAGCGCGCGATCATGGAAAAGCTGTCGACGCCGGCGGAGTCTCCACGCTTGCAGCCGGAAGCGCGCACCCTGGGCAACTACGGCAGCGAGATCGCGCGCGGTGTCGGGCGAGGGCTGAAGAACGACGTGGTGGGAGCGGTCGATACCGTCAGGCACCCGATTGATACGGTTACTGGACTGGCGAAGCAGGGAGCGGATACGGTAAAAGCTGTCCGTCAGGAATACCGCGACAATGCCGCCGCGCCCATGGGCCAGCGAGTGACTGCTGCCGCTCTCGCGGGGTTAGAGCAGGCCCCTGTCGTGGGCGGAATGGTGCAAAAGGCCGAGCAAGGCGGAACCGAGTTGGCCTCCCCGGAAGCCGCCGGCGCTGCCGCCGAAGGTATCACCACATACGCCGCGCCGGAGATTGCCGGCAGGTTCGTTGGGCCCATGACCCGCTCACTGAAGGAGACCGTGCGCAAAGGATCTCAGACGGCGGTTGGGGCGGGCGAGAGTGCCGTGAAGTCCAGCGTCACAAAGACTGCCGCGGACGCCGGCAAGGAGGCAAAGGCCACCATCAAGTCCAACCGTGAAGCCACCGCGGAGCATGCGGGAAAGACTGCCGACGTGAAGCAGGAGAACGCTGAGGCGAAGCGCGCGCAAGACAAGATCGCGCCGACGCAGGAGAAGCTAAAGACCGCTGGCCGTGAACTGCAGGCGCAGATCGAGACGGCGCGCAACAAGGCGCTGAAGGTCGGCAACGAGAAGTACAACACCGTGAATGAGGCCTTGAGCAACTTCCCTGCGGACGGAGAGAAGATGGTCGGCGCTGTCGAGGCCGCCAGCGAGAAGATTTCCGGCAGCAACACCAAACCAGCGATTCTAAAAGACATGTCCGATCGCGTATTCAAGGATGAGTCCTTCGATTACAGCGACCTCCAGGGATACTATTCGGAACTCGGAAAGGAACTCTCAAAGGGCACTCTTCCCGGCGACGTGTACCACGCCCTCGACACCCTCCACGAGTCCATCGGCGACGAGATGCAGCGCATCGCCGACTCGCAGGGAAAGGGTGCGCAACTAACCGATGCGCGCAACTACTGGCGGCGCATGAAGCAGACGTTTGGCAGGCCGTACAACCCGACCGACGCGGCGAACGTGACGCTGGAAAAGGCCACTGGGAATGCAGCGGAAGAGGAGCAGGCGAACCGCGTCAGACTCCTCGGATCGTTCGACCCATCCATCCCTCAGACGGTGGAGCACATCTCTAACCTTCGCCAAGGGGTAGAAGCGCTCGGCAAGCCAAAGCCGCTCCGGGAAGTAGTGAAACCAAACCCTCCCAAGCCAGAGGCAAAACAGATCCACGCGCCCGAAGTGAACACCCGCGAGATCCGCGAGCAGCTTGTCGACCGCTGGGCCAAAGGGGAATCTTCGCTGAACAAGTTCCAGATCACCCGCCTCACCAGCGGCGGAATAGGCGCGCTGATCGGCGGGGTGCTGCATGGCGAACTCGGAGCGGGTGCTGGCGCGACGATTGGAGCTGCGTTTGGTCCGGCCATGATCGCCAAACTTGCCGAATCTCCAGCGGTCAGGGAATGGCTGACTCGTCCCCCGGCAGGAGAACTCGCCGACCTGTCAAAAGTCCCCTACGCCGACCGGATCAAGATCACGGACGGACTGAAGCAGGTTGCCGACAAGGCTGGGATCAAGATCGCTCCGCTGCTGGCAAGGATGATGCAGGCTGGCGCGTTGGCGCGCTACCCGCACACTGCCACCAATGGCGACGGGCACCGCATCGGCTCGCATGACGGCCAGCAGTGGTTCGATGTAGAGACAGGTGCTACCAAATAATGCCCACGCCTCCCGACGGATACAAGCTGGACCCAGCGGTTCTTGACGCGTCCACCGTCCCAACTCTTATCAGCGATAAGGTGAATGTGGGCAAGGTGCTGCAGAAAGTCGCTCCGGGGTCTGATGTCCACGGTGCCACAGAGTTGGGCTATCACACAGTGGCGGAGTCGAATCCAGGAGTCATCTCGGTATTCCGTCCGAAAGAATACGGCGTCCCCGTTCGAAATCACGAGATGACGCATCAGCTTCAGCAGGTCCAGGACATTGGCGGACTAAAGCTACCTGGCGGCTACAATCTCGATCTTCCCGGCCAAGTGAAGCCGTACTCCGAAGATCAGTACCGATCCGGGAATCACCGCAACTATGCGTACGGGGGAGTGCAAGGTTTACTGCAGGCGCGTCAGCAGGGGAAAACGGTGGCCGATTTCAACCGGGAGCAGCAAGCCGACATTGTTGCCGACTACAAGGAGATGCAGGATCAATACGAGGAGGCCGTAGCTGCTGGAAAAGCTACGCCAGGTATGTCGAAGATGATGGAGCAGGTGCGCGAAGCATACCACCCGTTCGTCCAGCAACTCTCCGACGTCCCAAAGTACAGCGCGCTTCGTTCGATCGGCACCATGTTGGGTATCAGCATGCCAGAAGCGCCCTCCGCGCCCAGGGCTCCAGGTCTACCGGCGTACGGAACTCCCGGGCTGGACTATCGGCCAGACCCACTTCTCGGGGGAAACGTTCCGCAACTGCCCAAGCAGCGTGAACTGGAAAGACTCCGTGCCGCCCAGCGCAGCGCTCCTCAATAGCCTCGACATCTGCCCGAAGCAGGCGCAACTGGCCGCTCGTCTTGAGCGAGAAGCGCTCAGTTTCCATCAACTGCTCACCCGCGGCGTAGAGCACGGCCTCCAACACACTTCCGACGACCCAGGGAAGGCTGCCAGCGATGAAGTCATGCGCCTGGCGCTTTCTCGGCCAATCGAGACCGAGCAGAGCGACCTGCTGGGGCTGGCGGAGCATTGTTCCGCTCTGGCTGAAATCATCGTGTGGTGCCTGCGCACCGGCCCTGCGTGGCGTCATCCTGCACCGCTGGGAGATTGGATACCCTCGTGCTTCACCGTGCCTGGAGGACTGCGCAGGGTGGTGCTCTGCGACCGCTGGAACGAGCGTAGGGCCTTACAGGAGATGCGAGACTGGCGGACGCTGGAAGGGGCGCTGTACGGCCTGCCGGTGACGATCGTGGCCGTCGTACTGGGATCGATGCGCGAGGGCCGCAGGCATGGCCCGCTGACGAAAGGCTGGCTGCACCCACGCAGTCAGGAATTGCGCTTCCGCAAGCGAGACGGCGGGGGATTTGATGGCAATTGGGAGCCCGTCTTCCGGGAGCGCTACGAGGGCACACGCGAGGAGTGGGTCGAGGCTATGAACGCGGATGGTCTGGCGACGGAGGCGTTTCTGATTCATCCGGAGATAACCTGGGACCAGGACGAGCGATCCAAAATAGCCGACCTAGCTTCAGAAAATCTCGCAGATGTCGAGCGGTGCTCGGGTAAAGAGTTGCCCCGTCACTTGAGTCGATGCTTCGATTCTGTTCATCCATGTCAGTTTCGCTTTCCATGTGCCTACTTCAAAGAACCCACCGAGTCAAATGGATTCGTGAAGATTTCCTGACCCGGATTACCGCCCCACTTGGCCCTATAGTAGGACTCGCGGAACGGAATCTCAAGGTTCACCCGGCGCGCCACTTCGGGGTCGCTGTTGAGCGTCTGCGAGGGCGTGTGCTTGACCGGTAGATTCGACTCCAGCGTAGGGTATCCGGCGAGGCGCAGGCGGCGGTAACAGTCATTGTCTCCGCAGTACCAACTGAGCATCGTGTCCCAGCCGCGGATGGCCGTCATGGCCTCCACGTTGAAGGCTGCCAGGGCGTCGTAAGCGGTGAAGATAGCTCCCCACTGACCCGTCTGGTTTCGCGCCATTTCCACAAGTTTCTCCACAGTCCCCTCCCCAGCCTCGGCGTCCGAGTGCATGAAGAGGTAGAACGGGGCGTCCCACCGATCCCAGGCCAAACTCAACATCCAGTTCTGAGACTGGGAAAAAGTGAGAGGCACGGATGGTTCAACAACGCCATCGAAGGGAATCCACGCTCCAGAGTTGTTTATTATCTGTGCCCGGCACTCGCTGGAATCAGGCACACTGCCCACTGCGCGTTGAAGCAGATCGGGGCGGTTCACGTATGGAATGAAAACTGGGATCACTTCAGCCTCTCTTTCAATTCAGGCAGAAACCGCTGGATCGTTCTGTCATCCACGTCCCGCCGTTGCACATCGTTCCAACGTCTTTCATCGCGCTCATACGGGATGCCGTCTTCAACCAGAGGGTGCCTGATTTCCCACTCCGGGCGCGACTTCGTGAAGTAGTGGTTGATTCGCAGGAATGAAGATACCGGAGGAGATTCGTTGCCATCGAGCAGCAGACCGTCTTCGTTGAACGTCCCGGCCTGAGTCCGATAGCGGTGTGTGCTGCCCAGCGTGTTGAGATCGGGATCGTCAAGGCGCACGATGCTCTTGTACCAGCGGTTGAAATAGTTCACCGCGTTCGGCCGCCAGGTAAAGCGCTCAATCACCGGTGCGTTTCGGTACGCCGTTTCGTCTCCCGGCCCAAAGACCACCCAGTGCGCTCCGATCGCTCCCCATGACTCTGGCATCTTGGATATGGCCTCAGCGACTGTCGCGTAAGCCGGAGAGAATAGGAACTCGTCGCAATCGATCATAGCCAGCCATTCATGACTTCCGCGAAGTCTGTCGATGCAGTGCTGGTGCGAGTCGATGAACGCTTCGCGATGGCCCTGATACAGCCGCTGGTATGGCCAGTCCGTCAGTTCCACGATTCCCCACTCAATGTAGGGCTGAAGGATGGGCTGCCAGGCATCATTGGATAGACGGTTGTAGAGATAGAATTTCTCGACTCCCATCATTCGGTGGAATTCGATCCACTCTTTGAGATACGGAACTTCGTCGTGGAACATGCAACAGAGGTTCAGCTTCACGCCAGAACCTCCGGGCTGACAGCGTCCAGATCGTCATGGAAGCTGTCGATGAAGTCGCAATTCGCACACGCGGCGTTGTCGCAGCGCCTGTGATTCAGGTGCATCAGGCGGAAGTCCCTCATGCGCTGTCCATTCCAGATATCAGAGAGCGATTCCTCTGCGACGTTGCCCACCGCGGTGTCGCGCCGCCAGTCGGTGGCGCAGCAGGTGATAATGCCGTCGGAGTTGATTTTCATGATGTAGAACGGGGACGGACAGACAGCCTTTTGGTGAGGTCTGCCGATGGTGGTCAGGCGGTCCTGCCCGGTCCAGTTGTGCAGCGGCTTGATGTCCAATTCATCACATACGTCGCGGAACATGAAAGCAAAGCGATCGACTTTGTCAGGCTCCGTCGTGATCTTCACGATCAGCTTCGGTTTGCGGAACTTCCCTCGGATGGCGAGGAAGGCCCACAGGTTGTCCCGTATCCGCTCCGGCGGGATAGGCGACAGGGTGAACTCCTTCATCTCCGCCTGCGTGGTCCCGTAGACGCTGACGTGCAAAGTGCCCAGTCCGGATGCAATGAGATTGGCGGACGTGTTTGGGGAAAGCAGGCTGCCGTTGCTCGTCATCTCTGTTCGCTCGGCCAGATTCATCGAACACGCTTCGGCGATCATAGACACGGCAGAGGGGTGCATCAGGGTTTCCCCTAGACCGTAGAAGCGGAGCACCTTGATCCCCTGCATCTGCCTCATGTCTCGGCAGATTTTCCCGAACAGGCCCCATGACAGCTTGTGAATCCCGCCAGCCTTGTCGGCGTAGTCCGGCAGACTTTCAGGACAGAAGGAGCAGCGAAAGTTGCACCGGTTGGTGAACTCCAAAAACACCGCCATAGGAGCCGCAAGCGGGATTTTGGACGCCAGCGAGACGTACTCGGTCACTTGACCGCCTTCAGCTTGATCAGCAACTTGGGGCCGTCGCGCATCGTGCGGGTGTACTCCTCTACCACTTCGAAACAGGCTTTTATCCCGTAAGGCTCGGCATAGCGGTGCAGTTCGTGATCCTTCTGGAAGTAGTAGAAGCTCGTCCGATTCCAGTACGAGACATGCGTCGGGTCAGCGAAAGCGCATTCCCCGTTGGTGGTCGGAACCTCGATCTCAGCAATGGCGCCGGGCTTCAGGACGCGCCACAACTGATTCATCGTGCGGATCTTGTCCGGCAAATGTTCGATGATGTCGATCGCCAGCACGTAGTCGATGAAGGAGTCCCGCCACGGCCATAACTCGCGGAGGTCCGCCTGCTGGTTGCACGGTTGGACGATATCCACGTTCACAAATCCAACGCGCAGGTTCGAGGAGCAGCCAAGGTTGAGCCTCACAGGCCATCCCTGAACCACTGCTCCCACTTGGGCCAGACGGAGTTCCATGCCACGGCGTCCCACCCGCACGCCGGTCCAGTCCACCGGTCCGGGAGCCAGTACCGGATGCGCTCGGCAAACTTCGCCGAATCATGGACCGGGCGCTGCACCGCGAAGACTCCCTCGTAGCGATAGGCAATCGGATGGATCTGCATAGGTTCGGGAACAAAATCAGCTTGACCGCCGTAGCTTCCGGTGACGTGCGGTGTCCCGCAGCATAGAGACTCCGCCGCAGGGTAGCCGAACCCTTCGACACCCGGTCCAATCGTCACATCGCACGCGCTGTAGAGCGCGGCAAGGTCGTCATCTGGCAGCCCGTACGGCGTCACAAACGCCCTGATATCGGGAGCGAGGCCAAAGTCGACGTAGAGTGCCTTCAGATCCCAGTGCCGCATGTCGGTGTCGGTATGAATCCACACTGTCGCCTTGATTCCCTGCTGCTTCAAAAGAGCCAAAGCACCGAATGCCAGAGCCCAGTCCTTGCGCGGCTGGTTTGTCGCCACGATGCCAATCAGGCGCTCTCCGGGCTCGAGATTCATGGCGAACTTGGCCGCGATGGCTTCGCGCGCTCCGCTACGCGGATAGAAGACGCTGGTATCGATGCCATGCGTGCAGACGTCGGGATAGCCGGTGATCCTCGCGGAGAACTCGGTGTAGTTCAGAACGCGATCGAACCTGCTGAGCGCGTCGGCAAGCATGGCAGGCATACGCCCGTTCGGCCCAGCGCCATCCACGGCGGGATAGACCCACTTTTCCCCCTTGAAATTGAGCAGGAAGTCCCGCACCACGAGATTCGGGCATTGCTCCGGGTAGACCATCCACAGCAGCCGGCTGACGTCCCAGAAAGAGAAGAGAATCCCATCCGCCCGGTCTCCGACGTGGTCCTTCCACGCATACGGCAGGTCGTGGATGATCCAGTCGTCGCAGTGCGTCACAGGATACTGGCGCAAGGGAATCTCTGCGCTCGGTGGCGCGCCGATGCCGATGGTGGCCACATTGAACACATCGCTCAAGTGCGCGACGCACCTGGTGGCTACGTCGCGGTGGATGCGCCCGAGGCCGCTGAAACCAGACACGCTGTCGCCGAGGAAGAGTATCTTTCTCTTTTCAGCCACTTACCGGCCTCTTTGCCCGAGCTCGAATTGACGCACATCTTCGGCACTCTCAAGGCGATCCGTTGCGTCGGGGTAAAGACCGCGGTTCGGCGCAGGCATGCTCGACACCCCTTCAGCCGGACCGGGGAATTGCGGATACGGAATGGCGTTGGTGTACGGCGGAGACGGCGGCTGCTGGTATTGCGGGTATCCGAATTGCTGCGGAGGCCCCGGCGCAATGTATGAACCTTGCGGAGTTGGCGCGCCACCCTTCAATTGCGAGATGACCTGTAGGGTGTAATTGATCTCGCCATCAATTTGCGCAAATTCACCCTGCACGGCCTGCAATTCCTGATTTGCCAGATTTGCTTTGTGCGCAGCCAAATTCATTCTGCCGTTCACTTCGCGTCGCGCATTCATGAGCGGTATCAGGCCGCTTTCCAATTGCGTAATATTGGAATTCACTTCTGGAGCTTTGGGTTGACGCGGGGAATATTTCCTCTTTGGTCGCGGCGAATTCGCTGTATCGTTTTCCATTTCAATTCCTCGCAGGAAATTGTAAAGCATATTTTGAAATGGAGTGAATTAAATTGGAAATCAGAAAACGACAGGATGTCGGGCAAGGAAAAGCGTGACGCTTTCTGTCAGTTGGTATACAGTTTAAGCGAGATTCCGCCCGCCCTACCCCGGTAGACTGCGCGCCCCCTCTTCCTCGAGGATTCATGCGCAGATTGCTCCTATTGTCCTTCATGGCGGTCTTCACGCTGCCTGTATTCGCGCAAACCACCGCAGCGATCAGTGGCTATTGCTCGCAGGGCGGGACCACCGCAAAAGTGCAGGGCACCCAGAGCACCAACACGCTGCAGGGCATAGTCCCATCCTGCCAGGTGACCGTGTATTTGACCGGCACGCAGACCAAGGCAGCCATCTTCTCGAACTCGACCGGAACGTCACTTCCTAACCCGTTCACCGCGAACGCCATTAATTCCATCAATCCCGGCGGATGGCTGTTCTGGACTGCCACCGGCGCGCCAGTCGATGTGGTTGGCAGCGGAGGGATACCGCCAAACTCCTACAGCCAGCCGGTCACCGTGTGTACAGATTGCTCTCCTGGCGGCGGAAGCGGCGGTGGAGATATAGGCGGGTCGACGGCCGCCAATGAAGGCGTCGCGGGTGGGGTCACCAACAACACCCTCGCGCCGGTACCTGAGACCACGGTCCAGACGTCCGGCGGGGTCACTACCTACACCTGCAACGAGGATCACAACGCCGGCAACTGGGACGTCAGGTGCCACGGCTGGGCGTCGAACCCATCTACAGCCATGGTGAATACGATCCAGCTTGCAATGTGCCAGTACTTTACCCAGGGGCAGAGCATCACGCCGGTGATTCACATCCCGGCCGGCACGTATTCCATAGGCGGCAATATCCAGATACCCGCACCGGTCGATATCGAAGGCCCAGCGGGGGCGCCTTACGGAAACAGCACGACGCTGAATACGTCCGATCCCACGCAGGCCATGTTTACCCAGAACGGATCGATGACCTTCACCTGCAATGGGACCGTGTATACGGCCAACTCCGGTCAAACCACGATGGGCGGAGTGCTCCTGAACGGCGCCGGCTCTGGGCACGCTGCCGACATTGGTCTCATCAACGATACGGGCAACGCTACTGACTCGTGGATACACAACATCGGCTTCCAGAACTTTGGTGGACCCGGAAGAACCGTATCGCAGAGCGCGAGCGGCCAGGACAGCGGCGGCACCATGATCTTCTTCGCTGCCGACCTGCAGTGGTATTACAACAGCGGAGCATATAACGCATCCGGATTCACGGACACCCAACCTCACTGCAGCGTGGATCTGACCGACCTCGATTCGCACTGGGACCACGTGCTTGGATTCGGTCAACTGCAGGACAGCGGCTTTTACAACCGCTACTATCTCGGAAATGTCTGTCTCGCCGGAGGGCAGGGGTCGTGGTTTCGAGACAGCTTCCTCCAGATCGCACCGCACAATATCTGGTACTACTCGAACGTCGACGGCAACGAGGACGTGTCTGATAACCGGCTGGACGATTCTTGGTGGGATGCCATCCATCTCGGCACCGGCTCCGGCGGCAACTACTTCAAAAACACCATCAATGGGTTCTGCACTTCGCCTACCCTGAACCCCGCCAATTTCAGTTCCAACCCCGGTGGAGTGAGTACCGATCCGGCATGTTCCGGTATCGGCGGCGAAGGTCCGGACTTTGCCACTGGCGGCACCGAGGGAATGCTTGGATCCAGGTTCATATTGAACCAATTCACGCAGGATGGCGGCCTCTGGCCTTTCTGGGCGGTCTGGAATATGTTCTTCCCCAACAACGTAATTGGGGAACCCCCGTCTACAGTCCAGCAGCCGGTAAATACCTTTGGCGCTATCGGCACGTCCGGCTATATCGGCGGCGCTATCGGCGGCAACAACTTCGGAAACCCTGGCGCGGACGTGAGTCTGTCCTTGTACGACGTGACGACCAACATAGCGAGCAATACAGGCGGCACGCTGCACTTCAGCTACTACAAGCACCTCAGCCTGCAGGATACTTCAGCCACAACCTACACCGCGTTCGATGGTCTTTATAACGACGTCTTCGTAACCATCAACGTCGGCGCCAATGACACCATCTCCAACAACACCAACATCAAAACCTGCACCGGCTCTGCCATAACCGGAACCGGTATATCTACGTGGTGGGCGGCAGGACCGACTCTAGCTGAGATCAATTGCAATTAGGAGGAGTTAGTTTCAGGATGGGAAGATAGGACGCTATTCCATAGCGCGGGCCACGCAGGGTGCCTATACTACACGGTAACAACAAATGGCCAATGTACAGAGAAACCCCCATCCCAGAAGGCATTGACCGTTGGTGGACCCGGCACCTCGGCCTGATAGTCCACGCTATCTTCGTCTGCGTCACTGTGCTGATATTTGCGATACCGATCGGGGCCCAGCATGACGGGGTCATATACGAGAAGGTGCGCGAGCAGGAACACCACATCGACACCACGGATCAGACGGTGGAGAAGTACAACAATGACCTCGCGGGGCAAATAAAGGAGATACGAAAAACCGCCGATGATAACCACGAAACCCTGGACGTGTACAAGTACGTGTTCGGAGTAATCAGCGGGTTTTTGACCGTCATAAATTTATTGGGGTTCAGGATGCAATTTTTCCGTGGAAAGGAATCTAATGGCTGAGTGGGTTGAAGGAGAGATTATGGGCCATGCCCTCAAGAACCGTCAGCCAGCGAAACTCTTTCCCATGCAATCGAAGGAGCCAAAGACGACCTGGCATCACGACTGGAGAGGAAAACTCGTGCTCGCCACGCTGAACACCGGCATAGGAGTTGCTGTGCTGGCAACAGCCGTATCCATTTACGCCCTCGCGCACCACATTCACTAAATGAGCGAGCAGACCGATTTTGCACGATGTCTCTGGGGCGAAGCCCGCGGTGAAGGCTACTGCGGCATGATGGCCGTGGCGTGCGTCATCTGGAATCGCCACCACGCATGGAACCAGACCGTGGAGCAGGTGGTCACCGGCAAGAACCAGTTCACTTCGATGGATGGCGCCGGACCCCAACCGGCCCAGAACGACCCCCAATATCTGCAAGCGGTAGCGATCGCGAACGGCTTCTATGCTGGACCCGTGGAAGACATCGCGAACGGGGCGCTCTATTATGCCAACCTCTCCACCGCCACATCCGGCTGGTTCTTCAATTCAATCGTTAAGAATGTTTCGCAGCACCCGGTAAAAGCAATCATAGGCAAGCACACTTTTTTCGCGTAAAGTGTCAATCATTATCGGGGCCGAATATGGACATTGCAGAGTGCAGCCGGTGCGGCCAGTCCATCGTGTGCTGGCCCTACGAAGACGGTTGGAATCACTATCCGTGGGACAAGGTTGACTGGGCTCTGACGGAAAGGTCCGGATGTTTCGCCAAAGCGGAACCGGCCAAAGAGAGGATCGGTAAGAAACAATGACGCTGGCAAACGTGTTCAATATAGCCACAGCGGTAGTGGCAGGGGCATCGGCGGCGGCGAATATTCTCCCGCCTGCTTCGACCTACGACGACTATCCCCGCTTCAAGAAGTTCTACGAGACCTTCATCGTGAACACGGTCGCCGCGGTGTCGCTGAGCATTCGAGCCCAGTACCCCTCGCTGGCTGTACCGATGTTCGGCCTGAAGCAGGCCCAGAAAGTCCCCCAGATAACCAACGAAGCGATGCCCGTCCCAAAGGAGAAGTGATGTCGAACCCGGTCGCTACACTGCTGCAGCATTTCGGATCCAAGATCGTGGACCTGTTTAAGAAGGCCGCTCCGATCGTCAACGACGTGGTTAAAGAGGGCGCCGAGCTGGGTGAGGTTGCGGAACCAATCGTGGACACCGCATTTCCAACAATAGCGCCGCTCTACAACCTCGTCGAGTCGTCCATCTTGCAAGCGGAAGCGACGGGCCAGAGCATCCTGTCTTCTACGTCGGGCGGAGGAACCACGAAGCTGGCGGCGGTAGTCAACGGACTCGAGCCGATATTTGTCGCCTACTACCAAAAGGAGTATGGAACCACTCCGACCCTGGCGGAGATCGAGGCGTACGTGCAGGCCATCGTTGATTCGCTCAACGCTCTCCCGGCGCCGACAGCGGCCGCAGGGACCAGCACTGTGACCACGGTGAAGGTGCCTGCGTGAGCAGCCCCACCGAGACCATCACCATCACCAACTACGCGCCAGACCGCTTCGCGCGGCTCGAGACTACGGTCAGCACCAAGGGTCTCAAAATGGTGGGCGACGAGGGAGGGGCTGCCAAGTTTGGCGCGGACGTGAAGTGGGACTATATCCCGGCCACGCAAACTCTCGTGCTGACCGTGCTGCATGGACCGCACCTGAAGAACTTCGACAAGTTCTGCGACGACCTGAAATCGTGGGTAGAAACGCAGGTTTGAGGTGGAAGACAAGAAATACTTCTTTCCGACGGATCGCCTGCTTTACGAGATTCTGAAGGAGTTGCGCGAGAACAATCGCCTATTACACCGGCTCGTCAAGGATGAAGAGCCAAAGGTTTCAACCCCAACCGTCATCACGTTTCAGGAGACAACAATGCTTCCTCCCGTCGCAGGCAACACTCTCGTCTATACCGGAACACTCTCCCCCGCCGGATCTGCCTTTCCCGCCGGGACAACCTTCGCCGTGGTGTCGAGCGACCCGACCGTCACCCCAACCGTTGACACGACTGGCCTGATCGTTACCATTCCGCTGCCGTCGACCTTCGTTGACGATCCAGCCAATCCGTTCAACGTGGTCTACACGGCGTCTGGCATCACGCCCAGCCCGTCCACCTCGCCAACGTCGATTACGGCCACCATCACGCCATCAATCCCCACCGCGACGCCGACGGGCATCGTCTTCGGCCAGAGCACATAATGAAGATGCTCTACATGCCGGAGGTCGATGACCGCATGGGAGGCCCCAGGTCTCTCGTGTTCGGCGTTGCCTCCAGCATGGTTTTGTGGGCTGGGATGTGGATTCTGGAAAGGATTCTCTCGTGAAGAGATACGCTTTAGCGATCCTGGCCCTGCTGCTCTCTTCCATCCCAGCGCTGGCGCAAGTGACCAATCCCAGCATCATCGTGGTATCCGCAGCCCCTTCGGGCGCGTGTACCGCCAATCTGCCGCTCGAGCTACTGGCGCCCGCCGGCGTTCTCTATAGCTGCCAAAGCGGTACCTGGGGAGTGCTGACTCCAGCGTCAAACTTAACGCCGGCAGCCTGTCTCGCGGCAACGACCGTGACCACGCCCTGCGTTGTCTATCAAGGCTCATTCACCGGGCTTGGGGCATCGGGTACAACGGGAGTGCAGACGCTTTACACCACCAGCGCCCCCGCTGGAGCCACCTTTCAGTTCTGCCCATTGGTGTTTATCGCCACGGCGGGATCGGGAGGTACGGTAGCCGTGCAGGCCACCTATACGACACCGGGAGGCACGAGCAGATCGACCAGCACGATTGGTCCCACGGCAAACCTAACGAGCACCGGGCTGCAGTTTTCTACCTGCATACCGCTTGCTGTAGCGGCTAATTCGACCCTGTCTTTCGCGGTCCTGGCTTTAAGCGGCACCGGCACTCCTACCTGGGAAACCGAGCCCGTCGTGACACGGATACATTAGGCCAAGCATGCCAAAACTTGCATGGCTCAGACTTGGGCTCCTAGCGGCGCTATTCACACCTCTTGCAGCGTATGCCCAGGTCACCAACCCGCAAATCCTGCCTGTCTCCAGCGCTCCTACCGGTGCATGCACGACAGTCCTTCCGATCAGACTCCAGACCCCCAATGGAGGTCTTTACACCTGCCAGAACGGCACCTGGGGATCAATAGGCACCACCGGCGGACCGGCATTCGCCGTTCCGATAAGCGCCCCAGATGCGGTCCTGAAACTGCCGCGCACCGACGTTCGCTGGTTCGGCGCCGTTGGGGATGGGGCGACGGACAACTGCACGGCGCTCACGAACGCGGCCACGTATGCTTTGAGTGTTGGAGCCGTGCTCTACTTTCCTCCGTCGACAGCCTACTTCGGAACGAGTTGCACGGTGCCATTTCTGGGCAACTGGATTGTCGATGGAGATGGGCCTATGACGCTCTCTGGCGGCACGGCTGCAAGCACGGCGCTTGTAAGCACCGGCACATCGCAGACACCGAATCACGTTGGTATTTATGGCCCGGGAACGATAAACGGGAACAGCCTCTCCCCCGTTCTCGTCTGGGTGATGCAGGGCCACCATGTGAACATCGCCGTGTCCAACATCATTAATCTAGCGGTGAACGGCAAAGGCGTTTACTGGGGAGATGATGCCGGTGTTGGTGCGGGCGGAAATGAGGGATTCGTCTCCCATGTTGGATTTGGCCTGAGTCTGGGACTGACACCTGGTCCCGCAGGAAGCACATGCGTTTACATCTCAGGCGGGAATGGTACGCAGGGAAGTTTCACCGATGACAACGTGTCATATAACGTCCTGCATAATTGCTCGATTGGCTGGCAGGACCACGTGGGCGGGAACAATTACTTCAGCTTCAACCATGCATGGGACACCGTAATGACGGCCTGCTTCGACGAGTATGCCGGCGGTGGAACGCTGGCCGAGGAGTACTGCGATTCCCCGACCACCTACGGCTTTCATATTCGCGGATTGCTGACGCGCATTCTGGGCGGTACGGCATACATGGGCACGAGCGGTCCAGACGATGTGGCTACGGCCATCCAGTTCGATCAATCAACAGAGCCTCAGGCCATGGTGAACGGCATCCGCATCTATGGCTCCACGTCCAACCGATGGGCCGCGGACACTAATCTAGGATTCAATGCGACCAAGACAACGTGGTGCAATATTTTCGATGAATCGAATGTTGTGACCAAGCAAAACGGCACCGGCACCTGCATATTCGGATTTACCGGAAGTTCGACCACTGCCAGCCAGATCAACTTCGGATCGACTTGGCTGAAGAACGGTGGCATGTATACCGGAAATTCAGCCACCTACTCCTGCACGAGCGCGTGCGCCTTCAGTTCTGGGAGCAATTGGCAGAAAGCCACGCTGTCCGCAAACGCTACGTCCACGTTCACCATTTCTACCCCAGGTAGCAATGCCGCCTTCAGCAACTTCACCTTCATGGTCTGTCAGCCTGCCACTGGCGGACCGTTCACCTTAGCGTGGCCCAGCAACTCGACCGGTGGAGGCACGATAGGCACCGGGGCGGGGTTGTGCAGCGTGCAGAACTTCATGTGGGATGGAACTACCTTGCGCGCGTCTTCACCAATCCAGACAAACGAATAGCCCGCGCCTCGGCCTCGCGGGCTTCCCCGGCTACGACGCCAATCCCACTTTGACAGGATGTCGTTTTGGGACCAACCTTTTCAGTTTCTTCTGCGCTGCCCTGTAGGCTGCCTCGTGGACAGGAGCCTCCTGCATAAGGAACAAATCGATTGATTGCTCCACCATCCATTTGACGGTATGTCCGGTCAGATCGGACAGCATCCGTAGCTTCTCCATTTGCCCCGTCTTAATCCTCACCACTTCAGTCTTCATCGGCCCTCCAAAGGCTGCGAACCTTTGTAAATTATGCGCTTATTGTTTGGATTTAACTAGAATTGATAAAACGATCTAAAGTAACAGAACGATTTCATTATGGTAACCGTACCAAAGAGGGAAATATACCACTTGACACGGGTGTTACATCTGAGACAATTGTTACAATTATTCCTTGGAGGAAGACATGAAGAACGACAAGACCCCCGAGCAGGGCGTCATAGCTCTCTTTGTCGAGGGGCTGCAGGACACTCCTGGCTGGATCGTACTCAGCCGGAAGAAGCAGGATGCCCTGCTTGAGCACACCTCGCATATACAGCAGAACCGGCAGCTTCAGATGCTGGGCGAGTTTGGCGAGTTGATGGAGCTCTACCAGGTTTCGCAGTTGTTGGAAGGCGAAGAGATGAAGATGGGTGACTACCTTCGCCGTCTTTACCCGGACAAGCACCAGCGCACTGTTGAGCGCAAACAGGAAGCCTTTGGGCAGATTGTCGCGAATATTCCGTACTCAGTGCTGAAACGTCTGACGTCCCTCGGCCACGAAGTCATGAGCCGCTTCGACCGCATCGCCCATGCAGCCCTGGGAGACATCCGCAACGCCGTGAGAGAGTTGCCCGCCTTGCCAGCAGCGACAGAGAAAGACGCCGAGAAATACCTCGAGACTCTGGACGCGAAGATCTTCGAGCAGCGCCAGCGCAAGCACAAAGGCATCACCCGGCACCGGGACGTAGACGATGCATCGAAGATGGCTACGAACGCCCTGATCAACTACATGCGCGGCTGTGGCCTCACAACCAGCGCAGAGCGGCGCCACTTCCTCAACAGGGTCGCAGGCTGGACGATGGAGGCGCAGGCCGTAGGAGGCACCATCCACGTCACCCGCGTGCCTATCCCTGATGGAGTGCTGATCCGCCGCGGCCGGCCCCGCAAGATCAAGGAATAGCCATGAAGTGGGACTGGAGATGGATCCTGGTGGCCCTGCTTCTGCTGGGGGCCGTGTGGCTGTTTCTGGCGAGCTACCTCGCGCCTTAAGGCCCGATCGGCACGCCGTTGGCATCGTGCGCGCGCTCTTGGAAAGGGTGAGCCTTGTTGTCGTCGTTGATGTTCGTCAGCATCATGAAGTAGACGACAAAGAGGCAGGCGAGTCCGAACGCCAGCCATACGTACTTGCGGTGCCTTCGCCGGAGGAGATGCCTTCTATGCAGCATTGCGGCAGTCTATCAGTCGGGCACAGAACGGGGTCCAGAACTCACCGCTTGCCGTACGGGCATCCAAGGGCGTGGTCGTACTCGTTAGGTAGCTTCTTGACGCCCTTCGGCTTCATCGGCTGGTCGCACAACCTGCATAGCTTTGGCGCGTCTTCACGCTCGCGCTCATATGCTCGACCAAAACTAAGCGCGTCACGACCTGTCCTCACCACGACTCTACCGTTTCTTTTGATGATGCTCATAATGATTCCTCCTAGGGTCCAATAAGGGCACAAATAAATACCGATGAATTATGAGCCATGTGCAATAGAGTCAACGAGATAGCATTTTAAATCGTCAAAATCTATGGGCTCATAACCCAAAGGTCGTAGGTTCAAATCCTACCCCCGCAACCAGCAAAGACAATCAAATCAACGGCTTAGAGCTTCCGACTCTGGGCCGTTTTCCTTTGAGGGCACAATGGGGTCCAATTGAACCTTTTTGGTTAATAACTCGTAAGCGTCGAAGCATCTGATGCAGTAGCACCGTGACGTTCCCGGAACCCTGATCACTGCCGATGTTTTGTTGCCGCATTTGGTGCAACCGATGACGCTCATTGCACCTCCGGTCCGAGCAAAAATTGGGCCCATCGCCCATGTCCGTCGTCGCACTGAGCCTCGGTGGGGTTTTGCCAGTCCCACCATCCCCAATCGGTTACCCAGCACTGCGAATCGGTGAATCCAGCATAGGCGTACATATCGTGCAGGGTGGGCTTGGGGGGTGCTACGAACGTCGCCCTGAAGAGAAATGCTGCCAGCAGTATTGCGCTCACTGTATGGCCTCCTTGCGAAATAAATCGGGCCTATCGATCTTCAGGAGAAGCGCATCCACTTCGTCCCACCCTCTGGCCGTAGTGGTGTGCTGCGTCTCCTGAAGTCGCTTTAACAGGGAATACATTTTTTGGTACAGGAGAAGCCTGCGGAGGATGACACGCGACATGACATCTCCATCCTCCTCGGCCTTGCCAAGTTTCCGCAGCGTCAGCGATTCAGTTTTCAGGTAGTACGGATTTTTCTTTTTCACTGGACTGCCTCCCATCCTGTCCTCGAAAGCGGTTCCTGTGTTCGTAGAAAATCTTAATCAACTGGTCTTCGCAGTCCATCGGAATTAATTCAAATCCCATAAATTCCGCGGCTACGGCCCGAGTGTCCTCCCCATTGCTCTGGATTAAAACGCCCGGAATTGGGACGGTGAAAGTACTCCCGTCGCCAGCGTCTTTGAATTGAGCCATCCACCCCGAAGGCAGAGCGACAAACGCTTTGTCTTGCCAATCTCCGCCTTCTTTGTAGCGCCTCTCTTCGTCGGGTGTCATTGTGGTTTCCCCTTTCCAAACTTCTCTTCTGCCCACTTTTGGAATGCTTCGCGGATTTCCGGATCTGGAAGTTCTCCGTGTTTTGGATCAGCCTTCAGGAATTCCTGAAACTTCCATCCGGCTGCGGCCCAAGACCACTCCCAGTCCGCGCCTTCTGTTGGATCGGTCATTGCACTACCTCCCCGCTCTGCTTCGTATCCAGCAAGACCCCAATAGTTTCGGCGACCGCTAAATCATCAGCATCTTGCGCGTGCGTGTAATGTTTGAGCGTGGTCTCGATTTGCGCGTGACCCAGCCGCTTCATTCTCGTCTTCATTGGCGCGTTTATCGTGTCCATCAGCGTCGCGTTCATATGTCGGAAGGCATACAGGCCGCACCGCTTTATACCGAGGCCCTTCAGCTTTTGGTCGATCTTCAACTCCGCAAGAATAGGGTTAAGCACCCTCTGGCGGAAATTGTCGATCGACAGTGGCTTCCCGGCCTTGGTTACGAACATCAGGCCAAACTTGTTTTCCGGAGTCCCGTCCACCAGCTTGCGCAACTCCGATGCCAGGCGGCTGTCGATGGCCACGGTTCGCACCCCAGCCCTCGACTTCGGCGTTTGCAACTTTTGCCCCCAAACACTCTGAGTGATGGTCAGGGTGTGATCCCCGACCGCGTCGCGCCGCAACCCGGCGAGTTCTCCGGGACGCACTCCCGTTTTGGCCAGCACACGGAAGAACGCCTTCCATGGACCCTCAGCCTTCTCCACGATCCGGTGGTACTCCTCCGGAGTGAAGTGGTACGTCTCGCATGGTGCAGCCGCTGGCAGCTTCAGCAGGAGCCTCCCAGACGCGCCGCGGGGGAACGGGTTGTGCTGGACGTAGCCCCAAGCCTGAGCGGTCGACCACATGGACATCAGCGTGACGACAACGTTCTTCACCGTCTTGGGGGACATCTTCGAGCCGGTTACGAACTGCTGAATCACTTCCATGCGGAGGTCCGCCAGGCTCATTGCGCCAAACGCCGGGATGAGATGCACCCGGACGTGACTGCGCGCGCTGGACTGGCTGGACCGCTTCTGATGCACCAAAACCTCTTTCAGCCACTTCTGCGAGAACACTTCGAAGGTGATCCGCCTCTGTGGCCGGTACTCCACGTTGTTGATTGGCTCCAGTCTGCGCTGTAATTCGCGTTCCGCAAGCCGCTTCGTTGGAAAGTCTTCGACGGTGCCGATGACCTCCTTCTTATGCACCCGTTTCACTGCTCCGGTGTCGTCTTCTACGTCTTCGCGCCACCGTCCTAGCCAGTTGTCCCCACTGCGGATCAACTGGCCCCGCTGGTACCGTCTTCGAGCCATTGATACTCCTGACCCGTTGACCCCATTGCACGCGGGGAGTGTAGCAGCACGTAAGTCTTGTATAATGTTAGACATAGTAACCACAAAATTACTAATATCGATTCAGGTGCGTGACGCACTTATCTCGTTGAGCACTTCCAGAACCTCATCGATCGCCTCGCCGCTAGTGACCATGCGTGTCGAGTAGCGGAGAACGATCCATCCTTCCCGCGCGGCCCGGTTATATTTCGCTGCGTCGGACTCGAACCCTTTTCCCTTGGAATGCCGACTTCGCCCGAACGCCGTGCCGCCTTCGACCTCAAGAGCCAGCTTTTGGGAGGGCCACGCAAAATCAAATCTCCACTTCCTGTCGGCGAGGAACAGGAACTCGCGCTCCGGCCTGAGCTTGTACGCTTGGCAGTGCTGCGCAAACGTCTCTTCACCTACGCTGAGGCCCATCGGCAGCCTAACCATTCTGAAAACCCCTGTTGTAGTCGATGAAGCGCGAGCCCTTCCATGAATTGCAATTCATGTGCGCGGCACCGTTTACCCAAGCTCCGCCGGGCAGGGTGGTTCTGTCGTCGCGCTTGCCTCCGCCACGGCCATGCTCATGCTCGAAAGTAATCGTGTACCCCAGCAGTAGACCGCGTGGATGGCAAACCGGTGAATGCCCGAAGAGGCAGCAAATATGACCCTGTCGGTCGGCCATGTTCCTCGCCCTGCGCCTGTATTCAGCTCGACCGGCGGAGGTGTTGAGGTCGCAAACCTCCCGTCCGTCAGGCCGAACCGCTACCGCGTCGACAGGCTGTCTTTTTGCGTCCTTCGGCTTTGGGAAGGCCGTCACTTCGTCTCCCCGTCCGGCTTCTCAGCAGGAATAGGCCGCGCCCACCCCGCAAAGTCTTTCAGCCACATCCTCTTTACTCTGAGGTCGCCGCGCACTCGGTATTCCACGAAGCTGTCTGAATCAATTCCGGGGATTGGATGGTATATCCCAACTACCATGCGGTGCTTATTCCCGTGGAAATATACGCGTCCGGTTTCGATCTGATCTGGGCGCATGGCTACCTCCTCGCTATAATTGCGCCAGCAAAGCAGCGCGCGCAAAAGAATCCTGGGTCCCGACCAATTACCGTGGCACAGCAGTCTGGGGCTAGGTGGTCATCGCACTCGCACTTGTAGTCGCTCTCCTCTATTGTCCGCAACGCCGCCCACGCCTGGTCTCGTTCTACCCTCAAGGTTAGGGCCAAATCTTCAACCTTGTGTAGGGCTTCTTCCGCCCGGTCTCTATCCTCGAGAGCCTTGTCCCGCTCAGTAAACAGGTTCACCACAAACTGCTTTTCCAAATCCAGCGCATTCTTCAGCGCGTCCCGTTCAATACTTAGCCGGTCTCGTTCTACCCGTAGAGCGGCAAGCTGAGATTCGGCCATGTCGAGGCGGCGATATACCCACTCGGTATAGGGGCCAATTTCCCTCCATAGTTTGCCAGCCGCACGCTGGCTAGCCTCCCACTCGTGGTATTCGACTTCGAGCTGCGCGTGCCGTTCTGCCCAGGGTATTTCAGGTGCCTGCACGCACTCCGGTATCTGCGCTTCTGGCGTGGCGGCGGGCTCGGCGAGAATGAACCAATGGCGCGTATCTGGAGGACGGCAATAGGACTTCTTGTCCGTGGACAGGAACTTTCGGTGCTCGATATACGTTTTCCCGCAATCGATACACACTCCATTGGCCTGCTGGGCTGGCGTGGCGGCACCACTCACTGCATCGGGTGGGTTAGTTGGCATAATTTCCCTTTCGGTCCACCACGTCGCGGATTTCCTGCTCCGAAACGCTGTAGAACTTAGCCAGCACCCTCACCGTCCGGTTCGCAATCGCCATGTCTTGACGGATTAAATACTGCTGGCCTAAGTCGAGCGGTTCCCATCGCGGACTAAATATTTCCTGCCTGCTCATTTGCCCTCACATCGTTCGGCGTTGGGAACTTCTCTTTCCTTGCGCTGACAGGCAATCGTAAGCACCGCGATCATGAACAACTCGTCTCGACTAAAAGATACGGCTGTCATGATGTCATCGATGGTCACTAGAATGCCTGCCTTGGCATTTAGGGTTTCGATGAATCGCTGCTGCGCGCGCGAGCGGTCGGCCATTTTAAGATGCTCGTAGAATGATGGAATTGCGCTAACGTCGCTCATTTTCCCTCACATCGCTCGGTGGAGTGTTTAGGGGTGGGGTTGGTCATTGGGGCACCCACGTGGAGGCGTATTCCTCGCAATACTTCTTGGCCGCATCCTGGGTGGGCACCGTGTCCGAAAGCGGCTTACCCGTGGTGCCACTCTGGTTTAATTCCACCATGCTGAAGGCACGCCAACCACGCGGACCCTGTTTGACAACCTGCGCAATATTTCTCCCATCTTTGCGCAGCCACTGACACATTGGAGCCTCGTCAGGCCACCAACCGCTTAACGGCATCTCGTCGGTCATCTTTCCCTTTCGTCGTACTGGGTTTAGCTATGCAGTCAGAGGGGTGGAAGCCCTGGAGTGGTTACCATCCTCATCGCAGCGGCCAAGGCAGTCTGTGTAATGCAGCTCGCCATCCCCGTGGCAAACGGAGCAAGCATCGGCCCATTCCTCTTCGTCTTCCTCGAAGCCTCCACATTGCCAGCAGGGCCTAGACTCGCTCACGGCATCACAGCAATAGCAGCGGTCGCAGATCATGTGACCCGAGCGCTCCATTAGTTGCTGAAATACTGTCCCCTCGTAGCGCGCTTTGTTATCCGATATGCTCACGGCTTGACCCCGGATGGCGCGGCGAGGGCTGCGCGGGCGAGATCGTTAGCATCGTCTAAGCGGCTGTAGTGGAGTATCATCGCGTCGGCGTACTCAGCTGCTTCCTGTCCTCCAGCCTGACTGGCTCGAATTAATAGCGCCATAGCTCCCGACCGCGGCGCATACTTTGCGTACAGCCTCAAAGCCCCTTCCAGTTCTGCTATGCGCTTGATGAGTTGATCAAAATCTGATTCCCCGGCAGCCTTGATAGCATCGTTCCACCCGCGTCGATACTCGTCTTTCGGGTCCGCTGGAATCGAAGGCTCTGAGCTAGGGGCTACTCGAATGTCGCCTGCCATTACTTTGCCTCCAGAACGCTGCGAGCTTCGATGCACCACGGCATATGTTCTCCTCCAACCTCTCCGCACTTGTAGCCTTTCGCCATGCGCTCTTCGAGGCAGTAGCACTTGGTTCCGTCGGCTAATGTTTGATCAGCGTTATTCCGCAGCGCATCTTCCAACCGCCGTTCCCGGCTAGGGGCTACTTCAGAGGGCACGGCGGGGTCATGCCAGTGTTCGTTTGGCCCGAAGCGCTCATGGCACACCGCTATATCGTCACTACCATGCCACTTAGTAGTGATCGGGTTATATGTAATCGCCGCTTTGCATCTCCCGCACTTCCGCTGCGCTTCCCCTGGAACTACCGAGGGGCGAATGCCGTAGTCCATGATTCCCTCCCGGATTTCCAGGTGCTGCCAATGAGTGAAAGCGGATTGAGCATTCGCCTCCGATGAATAGACTCCCTCGACTACACCCGCTGTGCTCTGCACTACAAACACGCGCCGTCCTGGAGCTACTTCAATGGCGGACGAGGCGGCTGGCTCGGCCTCAATCTCGTTAATTCTGCGTTCAAACCACGGTCCTAAGTCAGGCATTGTTTAACCTCCGTGCATCTCATATCACCGCTCGCCACTGGTAGCCTCCCCGGACTTGGAAATTTCGCCCCATGCTTCGAGGATCCAGAAATCTGGCGTGGAATGGAACCCCGTCAGCCGGTTGCGCGACTCGTTGCACAGAACCAGAGCCTTTATCAGCGTCGCCGTGGTCACCACTACCTCTTCCGTCTCGTCGCTCATTTTCTGTTTTCTCCTCATCCCCCAGCCCTACTGAACGGCGTTTTCTGTAGTTTCTGCCGGCATGCTTCGGAGCTCGTCCTCGAGATCCCACTGGTTCTTCGCCGTCTCAGCCATTCGAACCAAGGCCTCATCTCGGCTGCCGGCGATGTTGTGCTCCAGCGCGTAAGTGATCACTTCCTCGACTATCTTTGCTCCACTGCGGCCGGGATTGAATCGAAGGGGTCTGCGCACTTCTAAATGCTGGTTGGGCTGCTCCTTCTCGACCTTCTCCAGAAAGTCATCCTGCGAAAGATTTCTTGCTGCTGCCAGGATGCCAGGGTCGTTGCGCACCGCGGTGGAGAGTTGCGTCAGCGTGTGGATGTTGCTCTTTGGTACATCGATCAGCTTCTCCGGCGGGATGTCGGCCAGCGCCCGCGCATCCTTGTGCGCTTCCATGTTCACGCGACGGCATCCGATGAATCCTGAACTTAGCCACGCCGTCAGGTTTGGGAATACCTGATCGGTGTCCGGGTCGGTGAGATACCGCCAGAGGCCGCGCTCTTCGAAGTTGCGGATGATCACCAGGCGCTGACCGTAGCTAACCTCGTAAACCTCTTCGACGCGCTTGAGGGCACCCATCCACGCATTCAAAGACTCTGCTGCTTCAGGATCGGCGAGGGCCAGCAGTTCATCGAGGTTGGACGAGAGAATCGCCAGCGGGCCGGGTGCGCGACGCACTTGCATAGTTGTCATTGTGCCGCCTTAGTGATTCCCATTTGTTCTTGATACTTACCCGCATAGGGCTCGGAGGGACTGGCTAGTTTGGCGAAAATGAGGTGCGCGAATCGTTCCTGCAGGGGAAGCATGTTATGGGCGAAGGACACTATTTCCAGAGTGATCTGACCTCGGAAACCGGCGTCAATGACCGTGGGAGGGAGCATGAATCCGCGCCGTGCCCAAGTGGAGCGCAATTGCACGAACGCCATCAGGTCATTAGGCATCTCGATTCGCTCCAGCGTGCACCCGAGAACGAATTCACCGGGATACAGCTCCCCTGTGCCGCGCTGGCTAGCTTCCACTTTGCCGAGTATCAAGTCCACGCCGTTCTGCTGAAACTGGTCATCCTGCAGTTCGGGAGAGAACCGTAAACCCCCGTAAGCGATGTATTGCCTTACGTCTGCCCCTGAGAGAATCACGCCTGCCCTCTTTCCCGTAGCCAGTCCAGCCGCTTCGCCCTGTAGTCATCCATCTCGAACTGCGTCATCTTCTCCACCCGTTCTTTGTCCGGCATTACTTCCCAATACAGCGGCTCCATCTCGGCAATCACCCTGCGTTCTGCCGCCTGCCAGTACCGCCGTTTCTCTGGTTCAAGCGACTGCATCCACTGCATCATCCACTGCTGCCGTTGCAGTCTTTCCAGCTTCTCCTCGCCCGAGATCCTGTTCCGAACCTCTGGCGATACATCCCCCGGCCTCAAGTCCTTCCATGTCAGCCCTGCCGCCCTGAGAATCTTTTGCTGCTCGCATCCTCCCCCGAAGCAGTACAGTCTCGTCTTCCCTCCGCCCATATCCGTTATGGATAGCGAGGCAGTCTTCTCCCGATGGGCCGGGCATTTTGCCATCCACTTGCCTCGACCATACCTGCGCCCCCTGAGGGCACGCGCCACGTCTGCCGGCATCATCCGATGTCGATCGACCCGTATCGTTCCATCAATTCCATCTGCACCGGCTCTTTCGCTCTCTCAATTCCCGGCAAGTCGTGCTGTAGATTCAGCCGCGTGATGCAGGTGAGGCATGAGCCAATGCGCCCGTCGTTCACGGCGTGCGGCGTGGCCTTCACGCAAATCTTGCACCATGCTGATGCTTCGATCGTGTTCTTCGTGTAGTGCTGGGTCATGCTGTCACCTCATGTACTTCCGGAGCCGCTGCCACTGGCACCGCAATCCGCTTCAGGTACTCTTCCCTGCGTTGCTTCGTGTACTCGACCACTGCATCGGAAGGCTTCTTTGCCCGCACGCGCAGGTTCTTCGGCCACGCTCCAAACTTCTCTTTGTACGAATGGGCTGCCCAGCCATCACGCAGGTTCTTCTGCTTCGCAATCCAGAGCAGGCTGCTGTACCACTCCTGGCGTTCTTTCACGTCAATCTTTGGCCCGGAGCCTATCTCGACTAGCCTGCCATCGACCACAGTCACGCCGGTATGCAGGGCGACGCGCTCATTGCACGACGGGCAGTTTCGCATTCTGGGCGGGATCAGGTTGTGGCACTTGGCGCACTTCTTAGGCTTGGCGGGTTTGTAATCGTCCTTGTAAGACTCTCCCCGGTCTCCGGGTTTACGTACGTCAAGGTGATCGTGGTAGATGTCAGTAAATAGCCCGAGGGCAGCATTATTTCCTGCGTGATCGAGCCCCACAAGTACTGTTTTTCCATCAGCGCAGCGGACGCCTCTTCCCCACTTTTGAACATGCCTCATCTCCGATCTAGTTGGCTGTAAGTCGAGAATGCACCGAACGTCTTCATCCACCCCGCGGATGAGACAGCCGACGGAGGCAATGCCGGCAATCTCTCCGCTGCGCATCTGTGCGAAGATCCTCTTGCGTTGATCCTGCGGCGTCAGGGCATCGATGTAACCAAACGGAATGCCGGCATCATGGAACGCCTCCATCTGCACCTGTGCGTGCGCGCGATTCACGCAAAAGGCGAACGTCTTCTCGCGAGGGCTCTTCTCCTGCCACTCTTTCAGCACGTCCCCGATGATGGCCTTGTCGCTCATCCTCTCAGCCAAACTACCCTCTTCGAACTCTCCGCGCGCTACAGTCAGCGACCCTCGATCAAAGTCCACTTGCGGGCCATAGATCAGTGCTGGCGTGGCGTGACCATCTGCAATGAGGTCGTTGATGGTGGCGGCTATGACCAACTTCGTCCACCTCAATCCCATCCCCTTCGCCCAGGGCGTAGCCGACAGACCGATGACAATCTTGTTCTTCCACTCCGGTGAGTCGAGAAGCGTCTCCAGCCCGTCAAAGGATTCGTGGCATTCATCGATCAGCGCGAAGTCCACATCCGGTGCTGCACGGCGTATCAGTGTCTGCACGCTGGCGATCTGTACGGCCGCGCTGCGATTCGTGCGCACATGGGCAGCCTGCATTACCCCGATATCGCGTATGCCCTCTTTCTCGAAGGCTGCCAGTGTTTGATCGACCAGCGAGATGGCGGGGCAAGTGAACAACGGTTTGGAGTCTTTGCGTAGCGCCGCGTCGATAATGTGCGCCGATACCAGCGTCTTTCCGAACCCCGTCGGCGCTTGGAGCACGATGCGCTTGTGGCCGGCCTTGATGGCGTCCCTGACCTCTGCGATGGCCTGCAACTGCCGTGGCCGCAGTGGGCGCATCTTGTTCTCGACCTGTGGTTCGAAGAGATGGTTTTGCATCAGAATGGCAGGCTGTCCATGTCAATTGCTGGTTGCTTTGCGCGGGGCATCTCGTCTACGCGCTTCGATACGTATTTGCCGCGCACTATCTGGGAGAACAGCTTGTCGGGGTACGGCACACGCAGCAGCTTCTCGCAGACTTCTTTCGATACCCCGCCATACTGAAACCTCTGGCCGCTGCGAAACTCAACCTGAAGGACATGGTCCAGCCATCCCACAGAGACTAGATTCGTTCGCCGACCTTTTACGTATCGCATATCCATTTGCAGCCTCCTACCCCAGAGCCCAGAGCGCGAAAAGAAACAGGGCGCATGCGAGAAGACTTGCCCACGTATCGCTGTGATCCTTCGGCACGCGTCCGGTTTTCTCGTTGCCGACAGTGATCCAGTGCCCGCACTTGCATCTGAGCGACAGACCGACAACCTGCGGCAGGAAGCCCTGCTCGGAGTCGAACGTGTGCTTGTGATCAGTCATTGTCTTCATTTACCCGGAAGTAGCAATAAGTTATTCCAGCGAGGCCATTGGCGAGTACGAGAGCGCCGCCCGTGAGGCCAAAGCGATAGGTGGCATACCCGCACGTGAGCATGTTCACGAGAATGCACGCGAACCGGATCACGCGACAATCTCCAATTCCACGTCGAGCGACCTCGGAACCGGTTCGTAATAGGTTTGCGCTCGGATGCGGTCCAACTTGTTTGCCAGCTCGACCTCCCCGGCCTTCCGCAACGCCCAGACGACTGTCGAGTACTCTGTGCCTCGCTCGATCAGAAATCCCGTTTTCTGGTAGACCTTCATGCTGCCCCCTCAGTCTTCGCCAGGTACTCATCGTGGCACTCTTCCCCACAGAACCAGCCCTGCTGCGCAATAACCGGGGTGATCGATTCCGACCAGCGCGGCTCCATCCCAAACTCGCAGTCTTCGGAGCGATACCAGCAACGGTCGGAGGTGTCTTCGATGAACTCATGCTTGCAGTGGGTGCAGTTGGTTTGGTTGGTGAAGCGAAGCAGATATTCCTGCCATTCTGACGCGGCAAGGGCTGCAGTGAATGGAATACGACAGGCTGTCATTTCAGGCTGCACGTTCGGCATAGGTTCCTTTCAATTGAGCAATCATGGCTTCAGTTTCTGCGTGGAACTTGCGCACCTCAGCGTCAAGAACGTCGATGCGGCTCTCATCTCGTGGCAGTCGAACAATCAGTAGGTTCAGTGGTTCAGGGAAGATCGGGCAGTAGGAGACGAAGTCCCACCACATGCGCTCGCAGCAGACCATTCCCCAATCCATCTGCGGGATGTGCGCGGGTGGAACGACGCCAGCCAGAAGCCATTCGATGTGCGTTGTGGGAGTAGGGCATTTGATCTCCACCCCACCATCCCGGCCTACCAGCCCGTCAGGCGACGCAGCAGAGAAGTCCATGCTCGGGTGAATCGCCAGCCCGATGCGATCGACCAGAACGTCTTTTACCAATTCGTACTCGGTGCGCGCTTCTGGCTCTAGGCGCGTGCCCTCTTTCATGGCAAACGTCACGTACTGCTCATTGGCGCGGCCGCTCAGGCGCTCAGAGACCAGCTCCACGCGATAGTCGATGCGCTTCTGGGACTCTGCACCATTTTTCAGGTAGGACATAACCTCGGCCATGCGGGAGGCCGTGATGCGCCCAGCGCGCGCTGCTAGCCATGGTCCGGATCCCTGCTCGCAATCGACAACTTTCACGCGGCCACCTGCTCCAACTCGGCCTTGCGCTTGTCTTTGGCCTCGGTGAACTTCTTCTCGCTCACCGCGTCCTTGTTGGCGCGCGCTTCCTTCACTGCGGTCTGCCAGAATCCCTTCAGCGCTTCCGCCGTGCCAGCCTCACGGATCAGCTTTATGTGGGCATTCCAGGCTTCGCCGTCCATCTTGGGGCCTTCACCATTGCCGTCCGAGTCCGGCATCCCTGCGGCCATGCCCGTGGCTGCCAAGAGGGTGTACTTTTCGAGGTAGGAGATAGCCGAGCCCTTCGCCTGAATTGCGTTCTTCTGCCCAGAGGTGTCGGGCATGGAGGTGAGCGTCACCCCGTCGGTTTCGTACAGGCCGAATCGCAGGATGCAGGTGACGGAAATGCCCTTTTCGCCCTCAGCGATCTTCCACGAGTGAGTCACGCCGTACTGCGCAAGCGCCCCAATGATGGCGCTGGTGATGTTCTCCAGGTCGGCATAGCTGTAGCTGAAGGTCGGGTTGATCGTCGCCGTGCGCTTCTTTATGATCTCGGGCGGGTTCTTCTTGAACTCAGCCATCGCATAGCTCAGCGCCGACCGATCCTTGTTGACTTCCCAACGCTCCTGCATCTCGAGCATCTGACGAATCTTGTCAATATCCACGTTGGGGTTGCTGGACAGCCGCTCGATAACTGTCATGAGCGACGCATTTTGCTGGGGTTCTGCTGGTATGATTGCCGCTGCTGCAGCCATTGAATATCTCCCGTTTTCTTGTGCGAGAATACCCCCGCATTTTTAATTAAGCAATCATTTTTCTCGCATACCGGAATTACTTATGTCACCATGTAGTTCATGAAGATTCCAGAACTACTCCTGGCGTGGCGCACCTGCCGCCGCCTGACGCTGAAGGAAGCCTCGCAGCATATCGGAATCCCATTTCAGACCCTGCACAGCGTGGAGAAGGGCAAGCCGATGGCACTGGAGACCTACCTCAAGATTGAAAAGTGGATGAAGTCCAAATGATTGATTGCCGGAGCGCGCCAATTAAGGCGAAAATGACAGGATGTCGTAAGTAGGTGCGTGACGCACCTGGAGGCAAGTAAATGGCAACGATTTCGGCGACGATTACCAACACTGACGGCTCTGTGACCAACCTTTCGGGCACGATTGAACTGACGACCACCCCGCCACCGAACAGCGTGCCGCCGCCGGTCGTGAATCCTGAGCCCGCCATACCTTCGACCGCCCTGACGACCAACATGCTGCTGAGCAAAGCATGGAGCTGCAAGCACGATACGGGGACGCCTGGTGACGCCAGCGGCACGTTTGCCTACCCAAAGACTGCGCCGGACGGAACGACCAACTGCGGGGAATTTGCCTTTACGAACATTGCGAAGGGTGGTGCACTTTACCACGCGAATGTGCTGGCCAACGCTTCTGCCTACAATACGTTCTGCTATGAAGCGATCGAGTATTTCGTGGACGCTTCGAATCTTGCCTGCATGGAGAAAGATCTCGAGCAGGTAGCGGCTTCTGGCGTGTACGTGGACATGGCGACGCAGCTCGACCACTACAACTCGTGTGTAGACATCACCCAAAATCAAAAGTGGCAGACCACCCCGGTAAAGGCGAACCCGACCGGCCGCAAGGCTGGCGTTTGGTACACAACGCGGATCTACGTGCGGAATGTGGACGGCAAGAATGTCGAGTACATCGGCATCTATCTGAGCGACACGGGCGTCTACTACCCGCTGGGCATCACGGTGCCATCGCAGCCAAGCGCGAAGTGGGGCGTGAACCTCTTGAATCAGCAATTGCAGTATGTGGGGCTGAGCGCCGGGACGGTTGCTTCGACGGTATTCATCAAGACGCTCAACATCCACGCCTGGAAGAGCTAGCGCCAGTAGACCGCGATAGTCCGGTGGCGGGAGAGCCAAAAGAAGAAGCCGTGTCGCCACGTAATCAACTTGCGGAGGCCGACGCGGGGTTTTGCAGGGTAGGTCCATCGATCCACGACGACTCTCATGCCACTCCCTTTCGATCGTTCTTCTGCTTCAGGGCGGCAGATATCTCGCCGAGGCTTCTCGCAACACTGATCAGCGTGAGCCATATCAGGAACAGGAAAATAGCAATGCCAGTGAGAGGCAATCCGTAGATCTCGACCATTGCTGCCTCCTGATTTGCGCCGAGGTTACCTACTCGGCACCGACTGCCAGTCGGAGGCTATGCTGGGCCCTTTGGAGATGGCGCCAGCTAAGACTGAGATCCTGTAGCTTTGGCGATGACTGCTCTCATGCCGTCCATATCCCCAAGGCACTCTCCGGCGCGTTCGATGCATGCCAGAGTCTGCTGTAGCTGGTTTAGCAGTTCGGGAGCCGCCGCGATTAGGCGCGCATCGTCGTATCCTGTGATTCCCCCGCAGATGACCTCAACAGCACACGCTGTATCTCGAACTACGGAGCGCCCAGCTGCGAAGTGGCCTGTTCGCCACGGTCCCGGTGTGTGACTCATAACGCTTCGACTCCGTGCCGACATTCCGGCGAGTGGACGTGAACTGGCTGTAGTATCGGTTTCGGGCTACGCCGACGGGTGGCAGCCCAGAAGATGATTATGGAGATCGGGGGAAGGAGGATCATACGGTACTCAGCGGCACAGACGCGGCGAGTATTTCCTCCCCGGTATGAAGGGCCAGCAGATCACCTTTGGCGAAGTTGGCTTCCCGCACCTTGAGCGTGGCTGGGCTGGCGGCGGCGAATCCGATCGCGAACGCTGCGCAGACCTCCCGAGCTTGCTGATACAAGCGAACCACGCGGCCGTCTTCGATCAGTAGGACGTTGCTGCAAGCGGGCTGATTGGCGACCACGAGGCAATCCATCAAAGCACCTCCACGGCGTAGATAGCGGCGCCTGGCATGATGGTCACTGCTGCAAGGTTGCGTGCGCTGTTGCCGTCACGGGCGGGCATGGTAGTGGCGTAATCGCGGGACTGCCATCGGTAGAGGATGCGGTATTGCTTCATCGGGACACCTCCCACTTGCCGACAATAAGGCCCTGTTCGCCTAGAATGTGCTCGGATTCATATGGAATAGTGCTAAATCCTTGGCTGACCGCATGGCCGAGTTCACTGGCCACACGCTGGAGCGCGCGCTCCAGGTCACCCCTGTTGGCTACTCCATCCGTACCCATCTCGATCTCAAGTGTGAATGTCATTCTGCTTCTCCATGAGGTTGGCTACCTCTCTTAATGCCTCACCAATATCGCACCACCACCACCATTAATCCATGGCTATTTATGGCGAGCACGGTACGCAGGTAATAAGCGTGCATTTATCGCCGACAGGATGTCATTTACGCTTCGGGCCCCATCCCCACTCCGGATGCAGAAGAGCCTCCACATCCTCTCGACGTACCCTCACACCACCACACGAGAGATACGAACGCCGCAACAGACCACGCCTCATAAGCCGGTAGGCACTCTCACCACAAACGCGCAGCTCCCGGCAAACATCACCAACGGTCATGTAGCCGCACGATCTGCAGTACTTGTGATACTTGCGAATAGGCTTCTCGCAGCCTTGGCAGACTGTCATAGCCCCTCTATGCAACCGAAAGCGAGAGCCAGCTCTTCTTCGCGAGCAGCCTTGCTCTCATCTGCTCGACCTCTGAACGGTGCACAAACACACGTCTGGCGATGCGGATCACCGGCAGGCGGCAGCGGACGGTAGGCTCTGTAATGCCAAGATACTGTTGCACTTCCGCCCTGGTCATGAACTCGCAGGCCCGACAATAGCCACCTTGACGCAGCGCCTGCACTCGATAGATGAGCTGCCCGCAATGTCCGCAGGGGTAGCTGGGCGCCGGCTGATTGCGCTTGTCCATGTGCAGACGATAATGCGGATCTCGGAAGTTGTCCACAACCCCGGTGCGGCGGCGGCTTGGGCCCGTTTCGCGCCACCCCCGACATTTCCAGAAAATGACGGGATGTCGGAACATATTTTCTGAACAGATTTTAGAAACGTATTTGCTGTACTTTTATTGAGCACTCATTTAGAGTACAGATGTGCAAATCAATCACTGTCTGCGGTGCGCGAAGGATTGGGCCTTTCGGGGAACCGGTCGAGCGTTGAGGTGTGGGCAGTGCGGGAGTCCCTACTGGGATCGGGAGAGAGTGCGTGACAAACGAGTTCATCATGTTCGCCGGAGTGCCGGTGGGAGTGAGGCTGCTGGCGGAGACCGAAGCGGAGCGGAATCTGCTGTGGTCGATGCGCAACCTGACGGCCAAGGCCAGCGAGACGTTCGGCATGGAGCAGCCGGTCTACCTCGTGCTGTGCCCGCAACTCCCGTGGCGGAACGAGCCAAGGCCGCAAGAGGATGTTTAGAGTGCGGGAGTCTGAGCGGTCACCAAAAGGGATGTTCGAAAGGGTAGGGGAGTCATATGTCTGACATGGACGCGGCATTTGCCGCAGCAGCGCAGAGCCAGAATGCTTGCGACGCCGAGCGCCAACGTCGCAAGACCGATACCAAGAAGCCCAGCCGGCACGTAACGATCGCGCTGAACCACCTCAACAAACGCCGGGAATCGCTGCTCGAGAAGCGGGCTGGCCTGACCAAGGAAATCGAAGAGCTCGACGCGGCTATTCTGGCGCTGGGGTGACAGCATGAAGAACCCACGCAAAAGATGGTATCGGCCGTTGTGCTGGATCGTGGGCCATCGCTGGTGCAGGTTTCGCATCTCTCCTGAGAAACACATGAACCTACTCCATTTGCACCCGATGGCGGGCGTCGATGCGGTGTGCCAGCGATGCGGTGAGCAATGGCTGGACGCCGAAGACTCTCTGGGTATTTTCGACCCGCCGCGCCGGATCTTCACGGAAGAGGAATGCCGATGAACGGACACTGCAACGACTGCCAATGGTGGACGGCGCCCGATGAATCGAAGGGTCCGTGGGGCATGTGCACGCGCTCGAGTGCTCCGGGATGCCTCTACACTTTGACCGAGAGCCAGCCCTTCCTGTTCACCCTTCCGATGTTTCGTTGCGAACACCACGAGGCGAAGTGAAGGTCGGACGCCCGCTGGAGTACCGTGGCCACCTCAGCCAAAAGTATGGCCTCAGTAGGCCGAAATATCGGCGCATGACCCAGCGGTTCATGAAACAGATCGCCGCCTGCAAGACCGAAGCCGCGCGCCGCCTGCTGCTCGGAGTGTCACGGAAGACCAAGGCGTGACCTACTCCAAGCGGACCCAGGAACTCTTCGACCGCTGTCTCTGCCTGACGAAAGTCTGCTATGGATGGACCCGCACCCCGATCCAGAGCTTTCATAGCGAAGCCGAGGCATTCAAATACGCTCGTGCATCCGCGCACCTGGGATTTCGCCTGCTGCCGGCCCTGCGTGAGCCCCGGAACCTACCGGAGCCGCGCAGTGAGAACGGGAGCCACGGCATCCCCGACGGGTACTACCGGTGGCGCGAGAGCAGCCTCAGCACCCGTAAGTGATGGAGCCAGGGGGTTGGCAGGCACCACGAAAGGCCCAGCCACGTTCGATGGTCCGCTGACTGCGGTTCCCTGCTCCGTCTGTGCGATATAGCAAGCCGTCAGACCGGATGCACTGGTGTCGTTGTAGCTGGTGGTCGTCGCGGGGCTCGACGTGTTCAGCGGGGTGTAGTTCAGTGTGCTGACATTGGCTGCCGGGCAGGTGGTCCCCGTCACGTTCAGCCTGCTGATGATGTAGGTGCATGGCGCACTAGTCGTGCATCCTGCCCAGGTACCAGACGCAGCAGGAGCGCTCCAGCTCAGGGCCACCTGGTGATTGGTAGGAGTGACCTGGGCGTGCCCACAACCGACAGCGAGCCATCCAAGAGCGAAGTACGTGGCGAAAGTGAGCGCGAGACGCAGGTTTCTCATGCCGCATATCGTAGCGTCCAGTTCGACTGAAATCTAGTGAATTATCGACGCGAGGGTGTAGAGCGCGCACCCGAGAGACAGCAGCAGCGCCCACCACGCCCGCGGCGCGGCCGGAGGAGCGGGAGCGGGAGCGGCAAAGGCGAGTATCGCGGATGAAATAAAGCATACCAACGCGAGAACCAAGAGCAGAAAATTGTGAGTCATTGGGACATACCTCGTGAGCATGGGATGCAGAAAACGACAGGATGTCGGAAAAAAGAACGCCTGCCGGTAAGGGCAGGCGGGAAACCTCTAACGGTTGAATCGGTGCGGGGTTGCTCCAAGAGAGGTGTCGAAGCCCACTGGAGCCGGAGCGTTGGCGGCTACCGCCCCGCATCTTGACAATAGCAAATGAGATGCTATTATTCAATCGTCGAAGCCCACATTCATGGAAATTTCCCCGACAATTCGGACAGAAGCCTCCCTGATGCAGTTGTGCGCCCCGGCCCGTGTATCCGGGCAATAGGGATTCCCTAGAGCTGATCCGGCTGCCCTTGTGAGTGCGTCACTCGGTCCGGAGTCGAGAAGGGCACGACCTCTGCGGGGGCCGCGCGAATATGGACCTTAGGCGCCGTACGCGAGACCCGACGGATGACAGCATACTGTCCCCGCTCGCAACGAAGAGTAGAGTGCCCTTGCTTTTCGTTTGCTCAAGCCCTCTAGAATCAAGCATAAATTCAATAGATCTTTGTTTGATAAATAGAGATGGATTTCCACCACCATCCGATCTAAGATCGGCCAGATGGTAATGGGTCAACACGATCGGGACTGGCTACGGCTGCGACGTGCAGGTGGATTGTCTGGTTGGGGATATATGTTCGGCCTCTCATGGGAAGCTGCCAGCCTCTTCATCTTCACGCCATGGTTTGGTTTTGGAATCCAGTATGAGGCCCCCTCTTTCATGTATTACAACCCCACCGTATTAAACGGGGCGTGGGTCGGCTGGGGTAGGAATATCCCACTAGTCGATGGCGGTTTCCGGTACATGCACACTGAGGATCGCACCGTGGCGCGATACTGTCCGGAACTGGATCGATATGGAGACTAAAACATGCCCACACGTGAGATGCGGATACACTTGGACGCCGCGCAAGGCTAATCCGGTGAAGTGCCCGCGGTGCCAAAATCCGCTCTGGCAGAGTTCCAAGCCCCAAAAGGTGGACATGATCACCATAAGCGACAAGGGTGTGCGCGCACTTACCGTGGAGGCCCAATGAGCAAGCAAATCAGTGCGGTATTGCCAGATGACGTGGCGGAGATGTTGAAGCGCGAGCAGAACGGGAGAAGCGTGAACGTGACGATCGTCGAGGCGCTGCGGCAATACTGGACATCGAAGGAGGTCGTGGTTCAAACATCGACCGTGAACGTCTATCCCGTCTTTGGCTCCATCCCGGCAGACAGGAAAGCCGATGCCGGAGCGTGAGATCATCCAGCCGCTCTCGGCGGACGAGATCAAGGAAGGCCTCGTGGCCAAAATCGCTGAGGCCATCTTCGACTCGATGGGAAAAACCTGCAACCTCTACGGCTGCGCCTACCCAAAATTCAAGGCAGACTGGAGCATGAGCTTCACCCTGGACAACTTCGGGGAAGTTAGGCTCGACAGGGTTACCGGCAGCGTAGAGTCGGACGGAGAGTTTCACGATCCGGTAAACATGCAAATATCAGGAGAAATCCCCTACACTCCCCCCAACGTGTTCCGTCGTCAGACCGGCCAGCCCATCCCAGTGATCGTCGAAAAAGAAGACGGATCCATGGAGCAGAAAGCGGTCTTCTATCGCCGGGAAAGGACGAGCCGCATTGGACGAGCCAACACAGACACGGATCTTTGAAACAGTGGATCGAGCCCTCAGTCTCTTCGACAAGTGGATTGACCGAAAGTACCCCAAGGTAGAGGAACAGCATGGAGAAGTCTGGAGAAAAGGCGACCCGCTCCCGGAACCGCAAACCCCGCAAGAATATCGTGACTTTCCCAGCAACTCCACCGGACGGTTCCAAGACGCCATCAACCGCGCCAGAAATGACCGTACCTGACGTCCGGTCGACTCCCACCACCGCCGACGCCTATCTTTCCCGGTTCCTCACCCAGTACAAAATCGGCAAACGGCAACTCGAGAACTGCCCCAAGATTGAAGACAGCCTGCGGCGCGCGATCGGCGGACGTCTCAGGGCGATCGAGACCCTGAAATTCTCTCAGCATCCCGACGCGAAGAAGCTGCTCGAGTTCTGCCAGCGGATCAAATTTGCCAACCGGGAGAAAGTCCCATTCGAGGCGATGTGCCTGGCGGCCGGAGTGGATGTCATGACTATCTTCGGGGCGCTCATCCTGGCCGCGCGCGACGTCTCCCGTGCGGAGTCAGCGTTGATCACCATGACCGAGCACCCCAGCGTGGTGCAGGCCACCGTAGACTTCGCCAAGAGGTCGGAGTTCGCATCGAAAGACCGCGAGATGGTTCACAAGGCTGTCGGTTGGCTGCCCACTCCGAAGGGCTCGAGCGTGAACGTCAACGTCTTCGACTCCAGTAAAGAGACGTCCGAGGAAGAGCATGGTGATGGAGCCCCGGACCTGGACGATGTTTTTGGTGCTGATCCGATGGAGATCGAGGGATGGGGCAACGATCGGAGAAAACTTTTAGAGGCCGGGAAATGATTACAGGTGCCAGAGGTTCTACCGCCAAGAAAATAATTGTAGCGATCGGCATAATCGAGGACTGCAAGGACGATCCAGATGCTGATCGCGTATTAGCAACGGCGCGAAGACTTGGCTGGCCAATCGACGAGGCGAGAGAGGAAGTAGAGAAACAAACAGGCGCTATTTTCCGCCGATACATAGAAGAGGCTGGTAAGTGAGTGTATTCACGACGCATCGTTGAATCCGTCATCGAGGCATTTGCGAAGAAAAATGGCTGGCGCCCCGCCTACCATGAAATGTGGGAGATAGACGACTTCGACGCCTACCTGAAGTCGATTACCGTCCCCTTCACGAACAAAAACGGCACTTCGTTCGAATGGAAGCAGGGAAAGGAGCCCACCGCGAAGCGCGCCCAGTGGATCAAGCGCTGGTGCTATAACGAGCGCTTCCTCTGCTTTGCCGACGCCGAATATTTCATCACCAGGTACTGCAAGATCAGAAAAGCCGACGAATCAATCGGCTCATTCGAGTTCCGGATGGGCCAGAAGATATTCCTCGAGATGCTCAGGGATCGAGAGGAAAAGCAGCTCGCTATCCAGGTCTTCGCTCTCAAAGCCAGGCAGGTGGGCATCTCCACCGCCACGGCGATGTTCTTCTTCCACCGCATCCTGTTCCGCTCGAACACGCACGCCATCATGGCCTCGGCCCAGGTAGAGCAATCCAAAAAGCTGAACGGCATGATCGACACCGCATGGGAGAGACTTCCTTTCTGGCTCCCTCCGGCGAAGTCTTCCCTGCGGGCGTATGAGCCGAAATGGCAGAACGGGTCGACCCTTTCGATCCAAGCTGGCTCCCAGACGATTGGCATCGCGCAAGGATCATCGCCAAGCTGTCTCCATCTTTCAGAGATCGCCGACTACGACAACCCCATCAAGACCATCGAGGAAGGCGTGTTCCCGGCCGCCCACCAATTGGCCTCGCTCTTCTTTGTCATGGAAGGAACCGGATCTACGGCGTCGCCCTGGCAGAAGCAGAAGTGGGAAGAGTACAAGTCGACTTGGGGTCAGGGCGGCAGATTCCGCACCATGTTTATCCCGCCGTCATGCGCCGGAGACCTCTACCCTCCATCCGATTGGCTCCGGGGCAACCCCATCCCAGAGGGCTGGAACCCGCCAGTAGAAGTGCTGAGAATGAAACGGCGAGCCGAGCTGTTCGTGCGATCGACCGACTATCTGGAGAGGTTCCTCGGCCCTCACTGGGAGATGCCCTTCGAGTACATGTGGTTCTGGCACCTCGGCTATAAGGAAGCCGTAAAATCGCATTCCGAAAAGACCTTCCTCGCGATGAACGCGGTCACCGATCAGGACGCCTTCCAATCGAAGCACGACCCCGTCTTCTCGTCCGAGGTGATCGAAGTCGTCACGCGGGAGCAAAAGAGAGATTACAAGGCCTACGCGATCACCGGGAAAACCATCATTCTGGGTAGAGACAATAAGCCCTACGATCCGCCAACGAGCGAGATTGATTACGCCGCGGAGAGGATTCCGCTGCGCTGGGAGGCGAACGATGGGAATGTCTACTCGTGGGAACTGATCCCCTTAAGACCATTCGACGACTCCACAGACGAAGCGTGCTTCAACAAGCTGCTGGTGTTCGAAGAGCCGATGGATGACAAGCGCTACTCGTCCGGCATCGACACGGCCGGCGGCATGGGGCTTCCCAACGAGGACCGCGCGGTTAACTCGATCCTGCGCAACGGCTATGGAAAGGCGAGAGACACCCAGGTGGCCAGCTTCACTTCCCTCGATGTCAACTCTGCCCAGATGAGCCGCATCGCCGCCGCGATCGCCACCTACTACACCACCGACGGAAACGGAGAGCAGACCTCCGGCGATCCCTTGGGAATGAGGTTCATCATCGAGCAGATCAGAAAGTCGGGAGATGAGTGCCTGAACCAGTTGAAGCTGATGGGCTTCTACAACCACCACGTCATGCACTTCTACGACAACAAAGGCCCTGTGGACGTGAACCGCGGCACCAAAGAGGGTTGGCGCACCGTCGAGTGGTCCCGGGACATCCTGCTATCGAAATTTGTGAACTACGTGAACATGGGCTGGTTCAAGCCGAACGACCCTATCCTGATCCGGCAGTTCAAGACCTTCATCCGGCGCAAGGTCGGCGAGGACAAGGCCAAGATGATCCACGAAAAGGGCGAGCATGACGACAATATCTTCGCCAGCGCGATGGCTCTCCTGACTGCCCACGACATCGAGGATGAGGCGGACCGGCTGGGAAGGCGTTACGCCCCGGCAAGTGATTCCGGCCCAGTCAGCGAAGAATGGTGCGAGATGGCCGTTGAAATTGAATAATGCGGTGGAATTTCTTCGATGCTATTCTCTGTGTCATGCCGCTCTCCTCAAAAGAAGCCGTCAAAGTCTATTTTGAATTGGACACGAATCGAATTCTGGGATTTACGCCTGAATTCGCGAGGCCCCTTTTCCCGATAGGAATTCGCTACAAAGAGAAAACATTGCAATCTGCACGCGAAATTGAGCGGCATGTGGGGATGTATCGGCAGCAGCAGGAGCGGGACGCCTACGAGTCCACGGTCCGGCAGATTCAGCGGGAATCGATCTTCCGCAAGTCTCTGTCCTCGGCGATCCGCGCCCGCAACCAGCACGTGAATCCGTTCAACCGCGACCTGAACAACACCCTGATCCGGCTCATGGACGAGAAGTACGACCGCATGATGCAGGCCAAGCTGCGACCGCAGATTTACACCCCGGCAGAGGCCTACGAGCAGGGCAAGACCTCCCACGAGGTCGCGCTCGACAGCCCCTACTTCAAGCACGGTCCGGAGCGCATCGCTGACGGCGGCACGGTGGAAGGCGAAAAGTCATGAGCTACTTCCGGGGAGACCCCTACATCTGGCAAGACGGCGACCTGAACGTTCACATCTGGACCGACCTGCGTGGTCACGAGTGGCACAACAAAATCATGCTGTCAGCGGCAGTAGTGGACGAGATGTCCGCTATCCGCGTGGCCGAGATGATCGAAACGGGGCGCTTCGCCGAGATTGCCCACCGCGCTGCGGATAGCGGGAACGCTGGCGGTCTTTACCGGAAGACGCTGGGCGAACTGCGTCGCCGCCTAGCGTCGCTCATGGGTGTGGCAGCGTGAACCCCATCTCCCACGAGAAGTTCATCGAGTGGCAGGTACCCCGCAAGGAGGTGGGCGGCCACTACGTCAAGGGCTGGTGCGATGAGCTCGTGCAGAACGGGGACAAGTGGGCACGCGACCAGGAGGGGACGAAAACCCTAGAGCGCGACATTCGCCTGCTCTTAGGGCTGGATCAGGACAACAGCATGAAGTCGAACCTGCTGATGCCCAACATCCGAACCTTCGTCGAAACCATCTCCGACCTTCGCCAGATTGCCACCCTAGGAGTGACCGCAGAGCAGTACAAGCCCTACGCTAACACCTACAACAAGACCCTGAAGCACGTCTACTGGGCCAGCGAGTACGTCTTCAACATCCGTCGCGCGCTGCAATGGTCGATGCTGGGCAGCGGCTTCATCTGGATGCACTTCTCGCGTCCGAACTACGGCTGGGGGAAAGGCAGGAACTTCTTCGAAGCACTCGGACCGTTCGAAGTCCTCCCAGAGCAACTTCCGCTGAACAACGACATCCAGGGCAGCTACGCCATCACCGTCATCACCCCGATGCCGATCGCCGAGGCGCACGCCAGGTTCCCTGAGTTCGCCGAGCACCTTGTCCCCATCAGCCGCTACGATTGGCGCAAGTACGGCTCCGCCGGAGGAGTTCGGCTGGACAACTGGGACCGCAACCGCTTCTCCGGCCGCTGGGGCTGGGAGAACAAGTACTGCGAGATTCGCAGACACTTCATTGCTGACCTCAGGATCAACGAGACCAAGCGCACCATGCAGATGGGCATGCCGGGGTCAACGTGGGGCTTCACCGTTCCGAGTTACGGAGACCTTCTGGTCAGCGTGAACCCGCAAAACGGCATGCCGCAATCCCGCAAGGCGGAAGAGGAAGACTGTAGGGTCTACCCGCAGCTTCGCGAAATCATCACCTGCCCGACCGTACCTGTTCCGATGTACGACGACACCGCCTTTGACATGCATGGAGAGATGCCCGTCGTGCAACTGGACGTAAACGACTGGCCGTGGGCCGCAAGGGGCTACTCGGCGGTGCGGCAGGTTGCAGGTTTGGAAAGATCGAGACGCGCGAGACTTTCCGAGATCGACGAGACGCTGGCGGTGCGCAAAGACCCGCCGATGGGCTACGACTTCACTTCAGGTGCGTCACGCACCCAGTTGGAGAAGCTGGACCTTCTCAGAGCGCAAGGCATCCGCGCCGGCGTGAAGGGCGACCCGAAGAAGGCGATGGCCTCCATGCTCCCCGATTCGATGATCGTCAATGGAGAAGACTGGAAGGGCCAAGAGGCCTACGACTCGGCGATCAAGTCGACGTTGGGTTTGGCGGACATCGCGTCGATGCGGGATCTGAAGTCGAATATGTCCGAGCAGTCTTTCGACAAATTCATCACCAATCTTGGGCCGATGGCCAAAGGCATTGCGATGGTGATGTGGCGCGCGTCTTCCCGGCTTGCCCAGATGCTGAAGTACAACATCGCGCAATACATCCCGGTGGATGACCTGATCTCGATGATCGGCCCGGAAGCGGTGGATCTCGAGACCTACGACAACGATCCGACGTCTCTGGTTCCTTCGCATCTTCCGAACGAATTGATGCAAGGGGAATCGCGGTACACGAAGGCGCAGCGCGCACGCTGGTTCCTCGGAAGACTCGGCATCGTTTCGACCCCAATGCAGCTTCTCGACATCACGCAGATGCAGGAGAAGATGCTCTGGATGTTCCTCTTCCAGAAGGGCGCACAGCTCCCACAGTCCGCCTACATGGAGAAGTTCGGCGTCAGCGGCTACGAAGCCCTGCACGAAGAGTGGTGGGAAGAGCAGGAAAAGGAATCGATCAAGAAGCTCGAAGTGCAGGTCATGCTCGCCAAGAAGGCGAAAGACCTGGGACTTCAGGCGCCGGAAGAGGGCGGCGGACCCGGACAGGGCAAGGGCGGGGGGCGCCCCAACTCGAACAAGAAGCCCAACAAGGGTGCAGTCAAAGGATCGCAGGATGGACAGGTCAGAGCAGTGAACAAGACATCTTGAAAACGACATCCTGTCGTAGAGGAGAACCATGACCGACATTGAAGCCGAAAACCTGCCATTGGTGAACAGCGAGACGGTGCGCACGTTTCGACAGACCTTCCGCCCGCCCAGCCAGATAGGCATTCCGCGGCTCATGGAGGCCATGTGGACCGTGCTGCGAAGAGGCAAATTTACGGGCGTTGTTACGTGGCACGTCAATCAAGGCGGGTTGCGTGATGTCGTGACAGAGCAGAAGCTACCCGAATAATGTTGACAGAATTTTAGGGTAGTGTTCTCTTAGTTCTCAGAGATTCGATAGCCCTCCTTGTGGACCAGCTAACGCCTCGCAGACAGGAAGACGTCGCGAGGCGTTTTCTATTTCAGCGATAAGGAGAAACACAATGGCGAAGGGTCGTTTCATGGTCAAGGGAGTTTCCGGCCACAAAAAGAGCAAGAAGAGCGGCAAAAAGAGCCACAAGCGCAGCCGCAAGAGCCACAAGAAGTAAACATGGCAACCTCCATGCCATCACCGCAGGACGCCGCTCCTCAGCAGGGGGGCGGCGACCAGCAGCAGCAAGCCAATCCACTCCAGACCATCCTGGGACGGTTGGCAATCGCGCTGCGCACCATCGGGACACAGAACACCGTGATTCAGCCTGAGATGCAGCAGGCAGCCTCCGCAGTCATTCAAGCACTCCAGAAATCCTCGCAGGCCGCACCTGGACCTGCACAGCCGATTCAGGCACCAGCTCAGCAGTAAACGGAGAAACCAATGGCATTCACACTCGATACTTTGGCACAAGAGTTAGGGATTGATCCCTCGACTCTTCATGCGAAGTCCGACGTGGTAGCGAAGTGGAACGGCTACTTGTCGGAAGCTGACACGAAGTACAGCCAGGCCACCACCGCCCAACGCGAAGCCGCCGAAACACTCGAGCAGGCGAAGCGAGACCAGACCGCCATCGACGATCAGATTCAGAAGTTTGGGGTGAGTGAAGTGCGCGTGGCGGAACTAGAGAGCGCCAACGCCGCCTACAGGTCCGCCCTTGATAAGGCGAAGGAGTCTGGCTTGAACATCGATCTCTCCGGCATCCGCCAACCCTCTGTCGCTACTCCCGCAGATCCCAACAAGACTCTCCATGACACCATGCGCGCCGGATTCTCCCAGATGGGCGATGCGCTCCGCGTGCAGACGCGCTACCAGTCGGTCTATGGCAAGCCGTTCGTGGACGATCCGGTGAAGCTGGTTGACGAAGCGATTGCCGCGAAGATGAGCGTGAACGACTACGCGGAACGCAAGTACAAGTTTTCGGAAGAGCAGACCCGCCAGACCAAAGCTGCGGAAGATGCGCGCGTGCAGGCCGGTATCGACGCAGGCGTGAAGAAGTGGCGCGAGGACAACCCCGTCACCGCCGGGCATCCCGGGTTGGCTCGCGGACGCGATTCCATGCACTCCAAGATTTTCAAGCCGCGCGATGCGCAGGAGCAGAGCGACTTCCGCAAGATGTCACCCCGCGACCGCATAGCGGCCTCAGTTTCTCGTGTACGACAGGCTGTCGCAAGCAGCACTGACTAAGTTTGCAGTGAAAGGGTAAAACACAATGCCGAATGATCCTCTATTTAACGAGAGGGATTCCGCCTCCAGGTCGCTGATTCGGTACGGGATCATCCACGACAACTTCGGTACCAACTTTCCCCTCGTTGGCCTGCTGAAGGAGGCTGGGATCACGGAAGTTCTCTTTCAGGGAACCGGGGTCGAGTCGGCATACATCTACGACTACGCGGATGGCGCGGCGACGCAGCCTGGTGACACGATCACTCCGCAGCGGAAGCAGATGGCATCGGACACCAAGTTCGACGAGCGCTTCTACCAGTCAAACCTGCCGATCGATCAGACCACCTACCGCCTGTACAACGCTCCCGGCGACACGCAGAAGTTCTCGCAGGAAGACCTCGACACCTACTGCATGATGAAGAAGATCGAGTCCATGATCGAGATGGACTTCTATCGTCATGGCCAAGCGGCTTCAGGCCAGCCCGGCGCCCCATCGACGGTCGGCGTTTCAGACAACCGCTACAAGACCGCCAACGGCTTCGACGAGGCTTATAACAACGGCATCGACACCAGCCCGTTCGGCAACGTCTATCAGTACTACGGCTACCAGAAGCGCAACGGCAACGTAGGGCAGGCGAACAACTCAGTTCCCTACTACTGCGGCACCGCCACCGGCGCAGTCGGCTCGATCACCTACCCGGTCCTCGAGCATTGCCTGGCGCAGTTGTCGGTCCTTGGAGCGAAAGCAAAGGTCGCGTTCGCCAACCCGTTCGGCTTCGGCGCACTCGCGGTCATGTTCCGCTCCGCCGCAGTCATCCAGCATCTGGAAGTGAAAGAGGGCACCGACTTCGGCTGGCGCTCGGTGAACTTCGGCGGATGGCAGGTTCACGAAGATCCCTTGGCTCCTTCCTCCACGGCATGGAACTACCTGCCCGGCGGAAACCCGGCAGCCTACGGCACTGCAAGCCCAGCGAAGTTCCTGGACGGCGCCGGATCGAGCACCAAGCTGGTTCCGTTCATGTCGCCGACCTATACGGTCAACGGCGCCACGGTCGGAGCAGGCACGCTGTCGCCGACCGGATCGAATATCCCCTCAGGCATAACCATCAACCCCGGCGAAGTCCTGTACATCATCGACCCGGACACGCTGGTGATGACGCCTCCGAAGCCCGGCTCCGGCTGGGAGTGGGATGACCGCATTGTGCCGATTCCAAACAATATCTCGACTGACAACCGCTTCATGCGCCTCGCGACGAACCTTTGGA